TATATCGCTCTGAATCGATGAAATAGCAAGGCCATTTCTCGACATTCTTCATATTCGACCTTTTACACGATCCGTGCAAAACACGACTGTGCAAGATCATCCGATATGTACGCCCACTGTATCACGGGGTAGCCTATACCTCGTAATACAGTGGGCCATTTTATTGGTTTCAGCCGGCTCTTGCTTCCAGCGCAGCGATACGCTGCTCAAACTCAGCCGTCTTATTTTCCAGAGCTTCCAGACGCTCGGCATCGGTCAGGGGCTTTTTCTCCTCGTCAAGGATCAGGTAGCGTTCCATGACGTAACCGGGAATGGTCTCATAGGTCACAGCGCACCAGCCATCTCCCTGCCCGGCCACGTCCAGACGGGCACCGCTGGGGATCCAGGCAAGGCGGTCAGCGGTTCTTTCGGGAGCCTGCCGCAGACTCAATCTTCCGCCCGTAACGGTTGCCTTGCAATGAACTGCCAGCATATTGACCTTTTCCATCTCTACCTTCTCCTCTCGATCACTTTTATAGTTAATGCCTTTCAGTCTGCCGCCGAACTTCCACCTGCCCAGAACTGAGTCACGGTGGATGCTGTTCCCTTCCACGCTGGTGGAGCAATGGGTGATCTCCAGCGGATGCACTCTTGTGATCACGCCCACATGGTAGTAGTCCCGCAGGTCTCCGGTACAGTTTGCACCTCCTGACTTGTACCGGTCCGGCAAACTGTAGCTACTGTCGCCGGGGTTCCGGGCTTTGAAGACGATCTCGCCCACAAACAAGTGTGCGGTTTTGAGTTCCACAAAGTCCGCCATCTGTTTCCGGGCTGCGTAGTTACTGCCGTGGTAGCCGTTCCAGCTTCCACCGGCTCTGCGGACTGCGCCGATAATAAGACCAATGCAGTCGCAGGTACCATCCGTACCGCTGCCGCCGATGCGATAGTCCGGTTTCGCAGCACAGATGGTTTCGAGCTGCTCAAGAAAAGCATTCAGGGTGATGCTCACTCCGATTCACTCCCATTCTCAGGCGATCCGGCTACCCAGACGATGCCGGACAGTACAAAAAAGACACACGGCAGTGCGACGCCATTGCCCCAGAGCTTATATTCTGCGGCATCCGAATACGGGTCTGCCAGCCATTTTCGGATCTGCTTTTCCGTCTTCGGCTTCCTGGCTTGGGTCACAAGTCTGCGGTGCGTTTCAAACACATCCTGCCAAAAAGAGATTTCTTCTTCCGTGGGATTCTCAGTTCCGAGGTCACGGCACCACCAGTCCGGGAACCCCTGCAGCCGAGCGCACTCGGTCGGAGTCAGACGGCGAACCGTATAGGACACGGGGATCGGCTGTGCGTCCGGGTTATCGATGACCAGCCGGTCATTGAAAGCGTCCTGACCATTGAATCCGCTGGGATGCGCCCCAGTCGCCACCGTTCCCGACACACCATCGTTCAGGTGCGGCACCGGTGCTATGGTGGCAGGGTCTTTAAAGTCCCGGGCCATAAGGGTGGGAGATACATTCTCTTCGACCCTCATGAAGGAGCCGGTGGTCATGGCGTAGACATCTTCCGGTGCGCAGACTGCATGACGGTCAGTGGCATCCAGCGTAAAGCAGACATCTTCGTTGATGCCGTCGCCTTGCGGACCATTCTCGTCTTTGCGGCCGATCATGTTGCCCTGCAATACGAAGGTCTGCATCTGGTCGCTTCGGGTCGCCATGAGCGCACTGGACTTTCCATGCAGGTCGATCAGCTCATTGCGCTGATTCACATGGAATGCCGTCACGTCATCTGGCTGCGCCACAAAGGTCTGCTGTTTCATTCCCGGCTGTGCAGACAGCGAACCCGCCGTCTCGCCCAGATCCCGGACTTCATCCCGCTGGTTCTGGGTAAAGGCTACTGCCGGAGCCCCGCCATGGGTGCAGGCCAGAGGCGGTGCCACCTGTTCGTCTACCGTGCAGTTCGACTTGCCTCCACCCTGATCCACGCAGACAACAGGTTCGCAGATACACAGCCCGCCCTGGTTACAGGTTGGGTCACCGCCGCTGCGGTCCAGCGTCCGGGAAGTTTCCGCTTCATAGAATCCACTGTGGGGGTTATCCGACATCATGGAATGGCTGGCCTTCGAGCAGACACCGTAGCACTTAGGCACGAACACAGTCTGGTCGTTGTTGCAGCCGAGGGTTGCAGATTTGTCCTTCTGCCAGATAGCTCCCTTACCGCCGCCTTCACAGCCGGAACGAATCTTCAATGTGACCGCCGGGGGATTCTCCGGGCTATCCATGACCAGCGGGACATTGCCGCCACCCGTACCGCATCTGCTGGTCAGCGTCTGTACCTTGCCATCCTTTGCGATTTTCACTCGGCTATCGGTCGGGTGATTTTCCAGAGCGATAGCAGCAGGCACGACTCCGGCCCGGAGGGTGGGTGAACGTTCCTCCTCATATCCGATGCTCCGCGCATTGGCGGAGTGTTCGGTGCAAAAACCCGCAGATCCCAAAACGCAAGGCGGGTGATGTGCCTCTGCACGGAGAGTGGAAGTCACCTCCTCGGTCACATCCATCCTCTCCCCGCCCTGGTCGTTCAGGCAGATTCTTCCGCAGCAGCCTGCCGTTCCAGTGCCGACTTCAGCACCGGAGGCAGCTCTTTGCCACGCACGGAAGCCCTCCGCAGAATACCCAGACACGCCTTCGGACTCAAATAATACTTTTGGGGCACCGTGGTCTGCAAAATCTGCGACAAGGTAGATGCGTTTTCTCCTTTGGGGTACGCCCCACCATTGAGCGTCAAGAACTCGATATGCGACGCTCCATCCGTCTCCCAGATAGTAATCTGCATCGGGCCAGCCTTTTTTGTCAGGCGCAAGCACCTCGGCGGACGGTTCCTTAACACCGATGACGGCTTCGAGGACTGCTTTGAAGTCCTGCCCTTTGTTGGACGAGAAGGCGCCTGGGACATTCTCCCATACGATAAATCTTGGTTTTGCTCCATTGGTCTTACACCTCATTTCCTTCACGATCCGAATCGCTTCATAGAACAGGCTGGACCGTGAACCATCCAGACCGTCTCTTTTACCGGCAATGGACATATCCTGACAGGGTGAGCCGAAGGTGATGATATCCACCGGCGGCAAGTCTGAGCCGTTGATGGCGGACACATCCCCGTAGTGCTTCACCTCCGGCAGACGCTTGGTCGTGACCCGGATGGCGAAGGGTTCCACTTCGCTGCTCCACAGCGGCGTGATACAGCCTGTCAGTAACCCGCCCAAAGGGAAACCCCCGGAGCCATCAAAGAGGCTGCCGAGGGTCAGTTGGATATTCGATTCGGTACTCATACAGCCTCCTCTCCGAGCATCTGCTCTTTGGCTTTCAGGTAGAAATCCCTGGACACTTCAAATCCGTAGCTGTCACGTCCCAGTTCTCTGGCCGCCCGGAGCGTTGCACCGCTTCCAGCGCAAGGGTCGATTACCACATCTCCGGGATCGGTAAAGATCTCGATCAGGCGTTTCAGCACGGACACCGGTTTCTGAGACGGATGGATCTTCGGATAGTCCTTGCCATCCCGTTTCCAGTCAAACCAATTGAAGATCATGTGGGACTTGCCGTCCTCGCCGACGTTGTTGAACTTCGGGAGCTTGCCCCGGTACAAGACCAGCGCATACTCCGTTGCACCCACGATCTTCATGTTGGCTTTCAAGACCTGCGGGCTGTAGTTCTTACAGAAGGTCAGCGGGATATAGTTCTTGAAGCCGTACTTCTCAGCTTCCGTGATGACCTTGGGGATCTGCTGGAACGCACAGAACACGATCATGCACGGTGCGCCCTTTTCCCCTTTCATGGGTTCTTTCTTCAGCAGCCGGTTACAGAAATGGAAATATTCTGCGATATTGAAAGTGAAGTCGGTGTTGAATGCCGCTTTCCGGGCCTTATCGCTCTCTCCATTCCGGTTATCTCCGTCCACATACCAATCCGGGCGGCTGGCGTAGAAGTCCGACCCGATGTTATACGGGATGTCGGCGATCACCAGCTGTGCCTTGGGGATGTTGTAGGACTTGAAGTTCTGGAAGTTGTCATGGAACAGGACACATCTGGGTTCAGTCATCTGCGCCCTCCTGTTCCGGCTGGAAGGACGCCACCTCATCGAACTTCAGCTTTTGACCGTTACGGAGGACATACACATCCTCATAGCGACCTTCGCTGTGTTCGATATAGCGCTTAACGATAACATCCACGAATTTGGGGTCAAGCTCAATGCCCCGGCACGCCCGGTCAGTCTCCTCACAGGCGATCAGGGTCGAGCCGCTGCCGAGGAAGGGGTCCAGGACGATTCCGTTGGTCATGGTGGAGTTGCGGATGGGATAGCTCATCAGGCCGATGGGCTTCATGGTCGGGTGATCCTTGTTGGCCTTGGGACGGTCGTACTCCCAGATGGTGGTCTGTTTACGGTCGGAGTACCACTGGTGCTTGCCCTTCAGTTTCCACCCATAGAGGCAGGGTTCATGCTGCCACTGATAGGGACTGCGGCCCAGCACCAGAGCATTCTTTTTCCAGATACAGCAACCGGATAGATAGAATCCCGCATCCTTGAACGCCTTTCGGAAATTCAGGCCTTCCGTGTCGGCGTGGAAGATGTAGATGGAACCATCATCTGCCAGATGACCGTGCATCTGCTTGAACGCTGCCAGCAGGAACTCGTAGAATTCTGAGTCGCCCATGTTGTCGTTCATGATCTTGCCGGCCGTTTCTTCCACGTCTACATTGTACGGAGGATCGGAAAGCACAAGGTTGGCCTTCACGCCGTCCATCAGGGTATCGTAGCACTCAGCCTTCGTGGAATCACCGCACAGAACACGGTGCCGACCCAGTATCCAAAGGTCACCTGCCTGCGAGAAGGTCGGCTGTTTCAGCTCAGATTCCACATCGAAGTCATCTTCTTTGATGTCCTTGTCGTGGACTTTGTTGAACAGCGTCTCGATCTCAGGCGGCTCAAAGCCCGTCTTGCCCAGGTCGAAGTTGGAGTTCTCGATATCCTTCAACAGGTCAGCCAGCAGAGAATCATCCCACGCACCGGTGATCTTGTTGAGCGCGATGTTCAGGGCTTTTTCTCGGGTCTTGTCGATGTCCACCACCGCACAAGGCACTTCGCCATAGCCCAGTGCCATCGCAACGGTCAGGCGTTGATGGCCGCCGATGATCGTCATATCGGCATTGACCACCAGCGGATCGGCAAAACCAAACTCCTCAATGGAGTTCTTAATCTTCTCGTACTCCTTGTCCCCCGGCTTCAGCTTTTTTCGGGGATTGTATGCAGCCGGCTTGAGTACGGTCACCGGCAGCATTTTCAGTTCAGCAGTTGCTTTCATGTAGTTCCTCCCAGTTCAGATTCACACACGCATGACCTCAGAGAACGGTACAAAAAAGGAGCCGAACTCAAAGCCCGACTCCAGTTCATCGCTGTCCCCGCCCATCTCCGACTGCGGTTTTTCCGTAATCGGATACCATTCCGGGTCTGTCCCGTTCATGGAAGCAAGGACTCTGTTCTCTGCATGGTCAATCTCATGTACACAGATGCCTGCGGTGTTGCAGACTGCAAATACACCGATCACTTTATTTTCCAATGCTGCTCTCTCCCTTCGCCCTGCCCTTATTGGCACAGGCTCGACTGCAATATTTTCTTGGAAGTCCATACTGGTGGCGGTAGGAGAACTCCCTGCCGCACACCGGGCAGACCTTTGACCGCACGGTCTTCCAGTTCTGCGGTCTTGGGTGGGTGTTGTTCCACTTGGATCGACATTCCGGGGAACAGAATTTTCTCGGTCGTCCCCGATGGTTCGGAACGATGGCTGCACCACACTGCGGACAGAAGGAAAACGCCATATCCTTGATCATCTCGGCTGTGCAATCTTCCATCCATCCTCACCCCGTCCTCATTTTTCGCCGTTTCTATGTCAGTTCCAGTGGAAAATCTCAAAAAGCATACGAAAAGAAGCGAAGCGGCAGCCGGCACTGCCCCGCCGGGTTAGTTTGTTTTTGCGGCGTCCGGCTGCTGCTTGCTTCTCCTTGTCCCGGAACAAGCTAAAACGTGCGAAAAGTCCCATGTTGCAAGGGTTTTCACACGCTTTGGTTTGTTTCGGGGAAAACAAAAGGCACCGGAGCGTTCACCCCGATGCCCTCATCTTCACCTTGTTCATTTTGCGCCGATATTGCCGGGACCCCCGGCCTATGAATTTTGCGTTTTTTCACACGAAAGGGGCCACCGGTCTTCTGTTGACTTCACCACAGAGAAGTGACCCCGGCCCCCGGTGGGGGTCAGTAGTGGTACACCGGGTGGATGTCTTTGGTCAGAGTCTTGCGGTCGTGGCATTGCTTACACATCGGCTGCCAGTTGGCTTCGTCCCAGAAAAGTCTAGGATCACCATGGTGCGGTGTGATATGGTCCACCACGGTGGCTTTCGTGTATCTCCCCCGCCTCATGCACTCGGCGCAGAGCGGATGGGCTTGGAGGTACTGCCTGCTTATTTTCTGCCACTGCCGTGTATAGCCACGCTTACCCGCTGGGCGTGTGACTTCCGGGTGCAGCGGCAGGTGCTTTGCACAGTAGAGGCTGCCCGGCTCAACCAGCTCCGGGCAACCGGGGTGTCGGCACGGCGCCTTGGGTCTGCGGGGCATGGGTCATTCCTCCCACGGAAGGCTGGGCTTGCCGAAGTGACCGTAGGCACTGACCTTGTTGTAATCCACATCCAGCAGACCCAGACGCTGGATGATACCCTGCGGGGTCAGGTCGTAGCTGTCCTTGACGTAAGCCTGAATGAAGTCCAGCGGTTGGTGTTCCGTGCCGAAGCACTCCACCGCCACGCCCACCGGCTGTACCACACCGATGGCATACGCCAGCTGGACTTCGCACTTATCAGCGTAGCCGGCCTGCACGATATCCTTGGCAATCTTCCGTGCCATATATGCTGCGGACCTGTCCACCTTGGTGGGGTCTTTGCCGCTCAGGGCACCACCGCCCATTCGACCGATGCCACCGTAAGTATCGCACGCCAGCTTACGGCCGGTGACACCGCAATCGGCGTAGCTACCGCCCAGCACGAACCGGCCGGTGGGATTCACAAGTTTCTGGAAGTTCCCGTCCAGACCGTACTCACAGGCAGCCAGCACCATCATGGATTCAATGATGTGGCGGAAGTCGCTGACCTCCACGTCCGGGCTATGCTGCACAGAACAGAGGAAGGTAGTGATCCGACCGGTGTCGTAGTCGTAGCTGACCTGTGCCTTGGCATCCGCCCGGAACATCTTGCTCGGATGGTTCTTCAGCAGTTGCAGGAACTTGGTGGCGACCATGTAGGGGATCGGCATCTGTTCGGCAGTCTCGTTGGTGGCATAACCGTACATGATGCCCTGGTCACCGGCACCGCCCTTATACACGCCCAGTGCAATATCCGGCGACTGCTTATCGACCAGGATGCCGATACGGAGCAACTCCCGGAAATCAAAGCCCATCTTGTCTGCACCGATGCGGGTGATGACCTCATGGACGATCTGCTGGTAGTTGGGCTGGTAATCGGTGGTGACCTCGCCGGCGACAAAGAGCTGGCTGCGTTTCAGCAGACACTCGATCGCTACACGGGCGTTCTTGTCGTGCTGGAGGATGTCGGTCACAATGGCGTCTGCGATCTGGTCACAGATCTTATCCGGGTGACCGTTGCTGACCTGCTCACATGTGATAATCTTGCTCATAGCTGTTCCTCGCTTTCATGTATCACAAAGCAGGCCGCCTTTGCCGTTGCCCACAAACGTAGGCTCCCACAAAAGCTGCCTGCTTAGTATCGTGTGGCTTTCATCTTTTTTGTAGATGGTTTGTAGATGGTCGAACTCTCACAATATGAGGCGCCCAATTCTAAAAAAGCATTATTATTACGATAGTTTTCAGCCTTCTTATCTTCTCTTTTTTCTTTTTGTAGCTGATGTAGCTAGTAAAAAGTAAATTGCATATAAAAGAAAAGGATAATAAGAAAATAGGGTTTTCACCGTCTACATCAGCTACAAGCCCAAAAACGTCGTGGAATCAACTTTTTCTTGTAGCCGATGTAGCTGGTACGAGCCACTGGAGCCGTTCTAAGACAGTATCAAGGCACGACGTTAAAGTCCTCTTTAATGCCTTCTGTCATTGTGAACTCCACACCCATAACCACTTGTGTCGGTCCTCCGACGCCATCCGCCGGACGCTTTTTCTGAACGGTGTACCTCTTGTCGATTTCGGTATTCAGCACCTTGGCAGAGTCCGCCCTGTACCCGTTTTCGGCACACCACTCCTTGTAGCGTGTATAAACGGCAGCACGGCGAAGCTCACTATCTGCTTTCGTTTGGAGGCATTCACTGAAGAACTGCCCCATCTTATCCGAGAACATCTGGTAGTCCATGGTGGCCTGCACGACAGAGTCCGGCATTTCCAGACCCTGACTGCGAAACAGCTTATACCCTTCCAGCATCCAGTTCAGGATGCCGGACATATTTTCCGGTTCCGCAAAGAAGCCCTTCAAGCCCTTATCCTGCTCTTTTTCATCAAAGTGGCGGTCAAAGGGGATGATCTTGATACGGCCGGACTCGAACAAGGTCAGGTCTGTGATGTTCGGACGATGGTTCGTGTTGATGAAGATCTTGAAGTTCGGACGGAACTCGAAGCTGTTCTCATGCAAATATCGGGCCGTGATGGTGTCGTTACCAGTCAGGCGTTTGGTCAGGGCGGCATCCAGCGTGATCTTCTTCTCCGGCTCTGAGATATTGACGAACCGGGAGCCGGCAAGGCGTGCGATTTCCTCAGACGGTCCACCACTCTGGGCATTGAACTTTGCCTGCAGCATGGTGGGGTCGGCGTTTTTGCCGTACTCGCCCATGATCCGCAGGATGCTTTCCATAGTGGTGCCCTTGCCGTTTCGGGAAGTAGGGCCGTAGAGGATGAACAGACATTCCATCCTCGTATCGCCGGTCAAGGCATATCCGATGGCTTTTTGCAGATAGTCGGCTCTCGCCTTATCTCCTTGCATGATTTCTGTGATGAAAGTCCGCCAGCGAGGACAGTCTGCTTTCGGGTCATAGATGACCGGGGACACCTTTGTGAGGTAGTCGTCCGGGCGGTGTTCCCGGAACTCCATCGTCCGCAGATCCAGCGTTCCGTTCTGGCAGTTGAACAGGTAGATGTCCCGGTCGTAGTGTTTCATGGACAGTGGGAACACAGACTTTGCATCCTTCAGCATGGTTTCCCGATGCTTTCGGAGCTGGAGCTTCCGCACCCGGTCGATGAATCGCTTTCGAGCATCCTCCTCTGTGATCGTCAGGGCAAACACATACAGCTTGTCCGCCAGCAACTTCGCCAGTTCCGCCACCTTGAGGTTTTCCGTGTCCGGCTGCCAGACCTTCCCGTCGTAAACATACCAGATGCCACGCTCACTGTTATACCGGGCGATGGGCTTGAAGAAATCGGCAAACATATTGCCCATACCGATCTCATCCCTGCCGTATCTGGGATTCGTGTGCGGAGCCATCTCATCCAGTGACAGGGTGAGCTTGGTGATGTCCGGCTGGAACTCCGGGGATTTAGACTCCGGGTCAAGGTTTGTGAACTCCTCGTCCACGATGTCCTGTGCGTTGACCGGAACGTACACCGCTGCACAGGTGTTGACGGTGTTCCGAATGGAGATCGCGCCGTAAGTCGTACCGGCCTGCCGGCGATCCCACTTGTCACGCATCAGGCCGGAGGTTCGGAAGATGCGGTCCATCTGTTCTTCATCGCAGCCGCACCAGAACGCGAGGATGGACAGAAGTGCCATGTCCGCATCCGACTGGCTGTCATAGAGTTCTTCCCAGTCACCGGCATAGAGCTTCTTGAACTTGTCACCGTTGCTGGCTTCATCAGCATGGGCAATGACCGCGTCATCGTCCAGATACGAGTGATGCCGGAGCTGTGTGTTCTGCACCTGCTTGTTGCGCTTCATCAGCGAGTCCAGCAAGGTGGTCATAGCCGTCTCATCGTTGGGGATCTCCCCTGTGCGGTAAACATCTCCCGTCACGGTGACGAAGCGGTTTGTCGCACCGGGCATATACACTTCCAGCCCTTTGCTGCGGTTGTTGATGTAATAGACTGTCTTGTCGTAGACAAAATCTTCCGGCACGCAAAAAAAGCCTCGCAGTCCCTTACCGGACGGAGACTTCTCAACGTATGCCGTGGGGAAAATGGAAAGGATGGTCGCTGCTGTGTCGTTCAGCGTCCCGTCCGCTCTGAAACAGTGGTCGATATCAAAAGCGCCGATGCCGTTGCCGACCGCAATGCCGATGCCGTCATAACCGCCCATCGCATAAGCCATGAGGGTAGTCTTGAAATCGCCAAAGGTGCGCAAGTCGTTGATTCTGGCGCGGTCACCGTTGGCCGGATTGTACGGCATCTTGGTCTTCTGACCGCTGCGCTTTTCAAACTTCCAGACGCAGAACCGACAGTCACTCTTCAGTTTTGCCGGGATGTTCTTGATGTCTACCACGTTCTTGCCTCCTTCTTGGTAATGTCAGCAGTGCCCATGTTGAAGAACACCGCGATTGCCTGCTCCACTTCACGCTGCTTCGCGGTGGAAGTCAGGCTGCCCAGCTTGTTCAGCAGGGCGTTTTTGCCTATGGTCGTGACCTGCTCTGCCAGTGCAACAGAGTTTCGTAGATAGGCGTGGTCATTGATCATCTGGCAGTCAGCCTCTGCAATCTGGATGTGCGTGGGCAGATTCAGCTTCTTCTGAACGGTGGTCAGCGGGATCACCGTCAGGGTGCTGGAGAAGCGGTTCGCCACATCGTTGCTGATGACCAGCACCGGACGACTGCCACTCTGCACGGAGCTGCCGAAATGGTCGCCCAACTCGGCAAACCAAATCTCGAACTGCTGCACCATCTGCTGCGGAGAATTCTGCTGCTGTGTATCCTGCCGCAGCGCTTCCTTCTGGGCAGACTTTTCAGTCCGGGCTGTGCGCTGCTTGCGGAGCAGCCGCCCTTTCTGGTTGATGTATTTATTCACATGCGGTCTGGAACGACCGTTTTTATTCTTGCGACCCAATGAAAACTCACCTCTTTTTCCCGGTCGATAGACCTTAGGTTGATGTAAAAGTAAAAAGCCGGACAGAGAAGTCACAGTTTTGGCGGCGAGTTGATCACCGCAACAAAAAAGCCGAAGCAAAGTCATTTCTGACCGTCTCGGCAATACGCTTCTCTATCCAGCTTTTCCAGTATAAATTATACCAAATTGCGGACGTACCGTAAACAAGAAAAATGTTCAATCAAGTACGGTCGGCGTACAACGATGCTCGGAAAGTGTTCACTTTCCAAAAATAATTTTTTCCTTGCTTTCAAGATCCGGGAGAATCTTCTCCAGTTCCCTGGCAAACCCCCGGATTCCGACCTTCTTGTAGTGCGCTGCCGTGGTGCGGCTCATGGTCTTACCGCAGCCAATCTCGATAGCTTTAAGGGGTTGGCCCCGGATGAAATGCTGCTCCAGCACCATCCGGGCCTTGAATGGCTCCACCTTCTGCAAAGCGATATTGAAGTCTCGCCGCCACTGATAGGCCATGAGGCAGCGTGTCGAAGTGTCCGCCGCCAGCTTCTCGTACATGGCTTTCTCCTTTGGATAAACTGCTTCATTTTCTGACTTTGCGTGCTTGTGGAGTTCAGCCTGGGCTTTCTGCTCTTCGGCTTCAATCATGCGGTATTTCTCGCAAGCAGAGACCACTGTGGCAAGCATGGCCTCCGTTACCTTCTCTGTATCTTTCAAAATTACGCCTCCAATCGTTCCAGTGTCTGGGCAATCCCAGTAAGTGCCCTCTCCCGTTCAGCCTCCACAGTCTTCCGCCCCAGCACCTTGCCAGAGCCGTCCTCCACCGTGGGGATGGCTTTCCGCTGCACAAAGAGCTGCTGGGCAACAAGCTGTGTCCGCCCACGCAGACTGCGCAGCCCGATCTCAAACAACTCGATCTCCTCACAGACCCGGCGGTACGGAGCGATCAGTTCTTCTTCCCGGCGTTCCTGGATCTCCCGGTTCATGGATGCTAGCACCTTGTCGCAGTTGAGGACAGTGCGTTCCACCGGGTTGGAGGTTCCGCTGGTATGGACTCGTTCTCCCTGCTCATGCGCTCCCTGCGACAGCTTGTAGATGACCTCGTCCCGGGTATAAAACCAGGCGTGAGATTCGTCAATCTGCCGCTTAAGTTCCTGCTTTCTCGCCAGAAGCTGTGGATAGGAATCGGCCAGTTCTCTGGCTTTTCCCATATAATCCGGTGTCCCAACCGAGGTCTGCACCTCACCGGGATGTGTTTCTTCGCTCATGGTCAAGCCCTCCTTCCTGACCGATGTTTTGTATCACATGACTGCCGCAGCCGAGAGATTCTTTTTAGCAGCTTTTCTCTCGGCTCGCTCCCGTGCTCTTGCCCTGCCTCGCTCCCAGCGTTCAACATTGATATCTGCCTGCCGCTTTGCCTCCTGCATCAGGATCGCTGGGTCCAGGTCGGTCAGGGTGCGATACCACTTCGAGTGGAAGAATCGCTCCAGTTTCTTTTTGCTGGACCGGTGTTTCCATTCTTCCGGCTCCTGCACCAGCTTGAACAGTGCCTTCCGATAATCCTTGAATGCCTGCAAAACAATGGCGTTTGCCAGTTCTGCATAGCACTCGGCATACTCAACATTTCCCATCGGCGTGCTCCTTGCCGTTCTTGCGAACCTCACTGACTGTGTCATACCAGGGCTCCGGCACCTGATCCCTGGTCATCCCGAAGCGATAGATGCAGATGATGTGCCATGCAGCTTCGTACATCATGTCCAGCACTCTGCGGTTGGGTTCCGGCAGGACTGCGGCATACTGGATGAAGTCCTCCACAAACCGGGATTCCTGCGGGTTCTTCGTTTCGCCGTTCTTCTGGCGTGCAATGATAACCTCGGCAAACCGGAAGCATCGCTTTTTGTTCTGCTGGATCCAGTCGTATTTCCAGGTGACAGCGTTCAAGATAGCCTTGCGCTGCTCCTGCGTGGTAACCCTGGGCGCATCGACCGACACGCCTTTCTCTGTCATCCGGGCGTAGTGCTCCATCACCCGATCCTCCTTGCACATGTGCATCTGGCAACGAAGCTCAATCAGGCGTGCGCTGCACATCATCTGCTCGATCGTGTGCTCATAGGCTTCCTTCATCAGGAAGTCGAGGTTCATTTTGAGGTCTGCACAGCGGCGCACCGGGTTATCACCCAGCAGCTCACAGAGCAAGCCCGGCTCTCGGATGGGGCGGAACATCGCATACGGAACAAAGAACCCTGCCTCATCCCGCTTGGGCTTCGTACCCGTCACGGGAGCCGCCTTCTTGTAGACGTACTCGTTTGTGTTCGATGCCGTATCCCGGCTCAGTACCGTATTCCTCTCTGATGCCGCCATGCGGTCGGCTTCCTTCAAAAACAAATTCTTGTCCATTCTCTTTCCTCGTGTTTTCATGCTTCCAGCCGTGCTTTGACGGCAGAAATCAACTTTTCTTGTGTTATGTCTTTCTGTTCCAGAGCTGCCATCACGTCCTCATCCACCGTGTCCTTGGTGATGATGTGGTGGATGGTGACCACCTGTGTCTGGCCTTGCCGCCAGAGGCGGGCATTGGTCTGCTGATACAGTTCAAGGCTCCATGTCAGGCCAAACCAGACCAGGATGTGTCCGCCCTGCTGGATGTTCAGACCGTGTCCGGCCGATGCCGGGTGGATCAGGGCAACCGGGATCTTGCCGGCGTTCCAGTCCTTGATATCACCACTGGTCTTGATGTCCCGCACGGGGATCTTGAGCTTTTCCAGATGGTTGAGGATGCGCTCCCGGTCATGCTTGAACCAGTACGCCACCAGCACCGACTGGCCGTTGGCGGCTTCGATCAGGTCTTCCAGTGCCTCCAGCTTGTGGTCGTGCAGAACTCTCGCCTTGCCGTTTTCGTCATAGACCGCACCATTGCTCATCTGCAACAATTTTCCAGTCAGCGATGCAGCATTGGCAGCATCTATGTCCCCGTCCTTCAAGGGGATCAGGAGGTCTTGCTTGAGCATATCGTAGAGCTTGCGTTCCTCGGCGTTCATCTCGACTTCGTACCGTGTCGGGATGCAGTCCGGCATATTCAGGTAGTCCAGTGCCTTCATGGAGATGGTGATGTCCGAAATACGCTGGTAGATCAGCTCCTCGGCTCCCTCTTTTGGCTTGTACTGGAACACCACGCCGCTGGACGGATTCATGGACGCAGCCTTGAAATAGGCTTCACGGTAGCGTCCGATGAACTTACCCAAACGCTCTCCTCCATCCAAAATTCCGATCTCCGCCCAGAGATCCATAAGACCATTGGAGGACGGTGTGCCGGTCAGTCCGACCCACCGCTTCACATACGGACGGACTTTTCGCAGGAACTTGAACCGCTGGGACTGGTAGTTCTTGAACGAGGACAGCTCGTCAATGACCACCATGCTGAAGTCCCAGCGCATCCCATTCTTCTCGTAGTACTCCACCAGCCACTTGACGTTTTCACGGTTGACCACATAAATCATAGCTGGGTGATGGACGGCGGCGATGCGTGTCTTCACATCGCCCACGACGATTGAAATGTCCAGATTCTTCAGGTGATCCCACTTCTCGATCTCAGCCGGCCATGTGTCTCTTGCGACACGAAGCGGTGCGATGATGAGGACCTTGTTGACCTCAAATGTGTTCAGCATGAGGTCTTGGATAGCAGTCAGGGTAATGACGGTCTTGCCTTAACCCAGGCCCATATCCAGAAACAGAGCTGCAATGGGGTGGGTCTTGATATACTCCGTGCAAAACCGCTGATAATCATGGGGAATGAACTTCATTTGGCATCACCTCGCTTCCTGCTCTGCGCGTTGTGTATTGCCCTGCGGCAACGTAACCTCCGGCATCTCCAGAATCTTCGCCCCGATGCCCTGTGGAATAGGTTCACCGGGATTCCAAAGGATGAGAGCTTCGATGGCAGGCTGAATCTGCTCCGGGCGGTCTACGCAGAACACCGGAAAGCCCAGTGCTTCAAGCTGCTGCCGACGCTTGCGCTGCAACAGCCGCATCTGCTTGCCGGGGGCTTTCAGTTCCACAAAGGCGCACTTCCCGCCAAGCAGCAGGACCAGTCTGTCCGGCACACCGTTCATGCTCTGACTGGTAAATTTAAGAGCCTGCCCTCCGGCGGCTCTCACGGCTTCCACGAACTGGTGCTCGACCTCACTTTCCCTCACTCTGCTTCCCCTCCTCCGCCCGCCACACTCCGGTGCGCGGACGCTTCTTCTTGTTCTTCCGGCGTTCTTCCAGCAGCACATGACCGATGGCGGCATCTGCCGTAGGGTCGGCGTGGCTGCGGTTGTGCCGTCTTTCCGGTGGGCTTTCATCCTTGTGTTCGACCCAGCGGACTGCCAGTGTTTCCTGTTCCATACCGTTCACCTCACCGGTTGATTTCTTTCCACTGGGCGGGTTCCATGGTAGCGACCTGCCACCCGATGCCCTCCAGTGCCGTAGCCCGGTCATACGAGGCAACGTCCTGTGACGCTCTGGTGACTGCATTGGACAAGCCGTAGAGCGACAGGTCACCGCCGGCGATGAGGTATTTGAGGATGCCCTCCTGCTCATCTGCGTTGATGCCGTAGCTCTGGGAAGTGAGCTGCACCACATCCTGTACCTTGCCAGTGATGGGGATTGCCATAGACTCCTGCAAGCGTCCGACCACCTGTGCGAAACGTGCCTCATCGATTGCCGCCATGGTGGTGTCACGGAGTTTCAAGAGGAACGCCTTGTCCTCCGCTTCCATCGTCTCGTCCGAGTACAGCGTGAAACTGTCCTCCACTGCCTTCGCCTGACGTCCCACATGGTGACGGCGTTCGCCCATGTCATTGACCACCATGCCGTTGGTGCAGACCAAACGGTACACCAGCGGCTGGATGGACACGGCTCCCAGACCCACCTCTGAGTTGGAGATCATCACGCCAGCCTGCACAATGTCGCCCTTGCGGACCTCCATTTCCAGGCGATGGTTGACCACTTTGAGGTACAGCCGGTTTTCCGTCACCTCGCAGGACATGACCTCATATTGGTCGTTGCCTGCAAACAACGGCAGCACCGATGTGGCGATCTCCATGTTGTCGATACGGCGGTATCGCTCCGACAGCAGCGCACGGGCGACCTGCCCGGAGCCGTAGTCCATAGACCGCACCATGTAGGAGCTGGTCCTGTCCGCAAACCATGCGTTCACGTTTTCTGCCAGCAGTTCCGGCTTCTGGCTCTGCATCAGGTCGTAGTACTTGGCCGGGATGCCCAGCGCCGAAGCCACCTGACGGTGGAACAGCGAGGTGGTGCCGAAGGTCATCTGCCGGTCTGTGGTCAGATGGTTCAGTTCGAAAGTGTGACCATCTTCCCGGAGGCGCATTCCCTGCGCCGGGCTGATGAAGTCCTGCTTTGCCTTGTTCTGGCGATCCAGTTCTACAAGGACTTCCTGCAGATTTCTGCCTGTTTTCATGTTCTATCCTTTCTGCGGCGCATATTTATGCGCCGGCTTATACGCCCGTGTCCTTATGACAAGGGCACCGTGTTTTTACTGCTTTCTGTGATTCTTACAGCTCACGATGGATCATCTGTTGGATGATCCGGACAGCCCCCTGCATCCTGGCACGGTTCAGCCGTGTGTCGTGCAGGAGTGTGTCCAACGCATCCACCTCTTCCCGGATATTACAGAGGACAGACCGCTGATGGTCAGCAAGGCGTTCATTGTCCTGCTCCATGCGGTCGTACTCCTTTTCGTAGTCGTCAATGTCCTCCACATTCGTGTTGATGTAGCTCTCGATCTCACGGGCTAGTTCTTCCCCGGCGTAGTCGGACACAGCTTCCAGCAGATCCCGGATGCCAAACGGTGTCAGGATCTTGCCGTCTTTCATTTCAATGGCGTGCGGCATCTGGTCACCTCAATCCTTAAAGTAGTAGTCGCCCTTGTACCCGGCGGCTGCCAGTGGAAGACCGTCGCACCAGTCAGGGTTATCCGCCATGAGCTGGCAGATCTCCTCCACCGTGTACTTGCCCCTGGGTGCTTCGATGATGACCTCGTCATGGACGTGCGCTACGATGTTCAAGCCCTCATCCTCGATCCGAGCCATGGCTTCAGCCAGAATGTCCCGGGCAATCGCCTGTGTGGCGTTCTCCACCAGCCGACCAGAGTAGGTCTCCTGCCGTGCCCACTTGTGATTCTGACCCACACCTTCGTAGGTCAGGCTCATACGTCCGAAGCGGTTCGGCTGCTGTTTAGGCACGAGGTATGCCAGCTTTCGACCGGAAGGCAGCACCATCCAGAGGGTTCCTGAAGAAAAGGCAAAGCTGATCCTGCCGATATCCTGCCGTTCCCCGGTCTTGAAGGCTTGCATTGCAGCTTTCTCCACGTCCCACCAGTACTGCACGATCTTGGGGTTGGCTTCACGCCATGAGTCGATGATCTCCGGAAGTTCTTCTTCCTTCAGTCCCATCTGCAAGGCGCCCATGCTGATGAGCGCACCGGAAGAACCGCCGTAGCCACAGGCCAGTGTCGCGATCTTCCCTTTCTGGCGCAGGTCACCGTTGATGCCATGCTTGACCACCGGGACATGGAACATCTGGGAGGCTGTGGCGCAGTAGAGGTCCTCGCCGTTTTTGAAAGCGTCCAGCACCCACTGTTCTCCTGCTTCCCAAGCAAGCACTCGGGCTTCAATGGCGGAGAAGTCTGCCACGATGAACTCGCATCCATCCTTCGGGATGAGCATGGTGCGGATGAGCTGGGAAAGGACATCCGGTGTATTGCCGTAGATGCTCTCCACCATGTCAAAGCAGCCCATCTTCACGAGTGTTCTTGCCTCATCCAGCGTGGAGATGTGATTCTGCGGCAGATTCTGCAACTGGATGTTCCGGCCGGAGTAGCGTCCGGTGCGGCTTGCGCCGTAGAACTGGAACAGTCCTCTGGCTCTGCCGTCCGGACAGACACAGCGTTCCGCGGCCTGGTATTTCTTGACGGAGCTCTTTGCCATCTGAAGCCGAAGCTTCAGCATATCCATTGCCTCGGCATCCACACCGTTCTTGTCCAGCTCGCCGATCATCTCAGTGACATTCTTCTTGCCCAGCGTGTCCATCGAGATGCCACGCTCATCCAGCCAGGTCTTGAGCTGTGACACGGAATTCGGGTTCTCCAGCCCGGTCAGCTCATATGCTTTCGTAGTCATGGCATCCGACAGAAGCAAGTCGCAGGTGATAGCCTGCTGGACCAGTTCCGTGTCGATCCTTACGCCACGGTCGTTGATACGCTCATTCACCCGGTAGTGATGCCACTCCCGGGCAGGCATTGGAAAGCGTTTCAGCCGCTTGTAGATATCCACCTCCGTGTTAACATCCTGAATGCAGTAGTACTTGAACTTCGCCCAGTCTTCCGGGAGGTGGTGCGGGAGGTTTCTGGTTCTCCCGCCGTTGGACTTGGTCGGCTTGCAGGGTGCAGAGAACAGCTTGATGAGCCGTTTGCCCTCCTCGTCCTTTTGCTGCGTGGTTTTCAAGACTTCACCGACGTCTTTCAGTGCCATGGGCAGGGTCAGCGAAGCCGCCATGACCATGGTGCAGATCCAGTTGTCCGGCGACAGGAACGTGCCCGGTTTGAGATACTGGCCGGGATAGTGCTGCTGGAGATAGCGGGAGAAGCTCACACGCTCGAAAGCCGCATTGTGAGCAATCAGGGTCACATTGCTGTCCTTAAAATCGTCCAGAAGCTCTTTCGGGAATGGGTCTCCGGATGCAAGGTCTGCCAGCTTCGTTTCTCCGAACCCCTCGCCTTCATCCGTTGCCCATGCAATGAGCAGGATCTCGAAGCTGGGGTCGGACACATAGCGGTACAGACCGCATTTCTTGATGTCCGCCTCGCAGTAGGTTTCAATATCGATCAGTGTTTCTTTCAAAGTTCATCACCTCGATCGGTCATGTAAAAAAGGAGGAAGCCGAAGCCCCCTCCCGGTCCATGTGTACTTAGCGCAGATAATCCGGCAGGTCCTCACCGGCACCGCCGCCGAGGACTTCCTCGTCATCCTCCAGTGCGCTGAAATCCGCATTTGCGGAGGCACGGCCGGACAGGCGGTCACCATCCTTGACGAACTGGATGTTGCCCAGACCAGCCGCCACGCCACGATTGCCATTGGCGTTGAAGGCGTAGAAGTTGACGCTGACATTGCAGTAGCAGCCGGAGTAGACCATCATGGGGTCGAGAACAGGCTGCACATGGCGGTCAACCACCTGCGGAGCGTCCTTGCTGGATGCGTTCAGGAAGAAGCAGCCCGTGTAGTTCTCATCGTCCGGGCGGTCGATGTCGCCGTCACGCAGGGGCGTCTTCAGATTAGGAGGCACCTTGCCGCCCCACTTGCGGACCTTACCGTCCTCCTTGGCGGCTTCGATTGCCTTGTGGATTGCCAGCAGGGTCTTCTTGTCCTCCTTGGGGATCAGGCAGGACACGGAGTACTTTGCTTCGCCGCCATTGATGCTCTTGGGCTCAAAGATAGCAGCAAAAGAGATGCGGCACGGGATAACGACCTTGGTCGCACTCATCGTCTTGTTTGCAGTAGCCATAGATTTGTAATCCTCCATTGTGTTTTATTCGAGTGGTGTGAATTCGTCTGCGGCAGTATCGAGGTCAACTGCCGGTCTGGGGTCAGAGTCAGGGACAAGTGCCAGCTTGCCAGGCGGCTTTACCACATACTCGCCCAGAACTTCCTGAAATTTCTTCTTACCCATGAGCTTTTCAAACTCGGTCAAAGTGATCATTTCAGTCTTATAGATATCGGTATACCCAGCCTTTGTGGCGGCTCCCGCCACCGCTTTGGGGTCAAGGAACTGCCGCTTGCTGCGACCTTCCACCACCTTATACCCATCCCAGCAGACACCGTGGTTGATAGCCTCGGAGCTGACATAGGCGAAGATGGCCTCGATCCAAGATTCAATGCGGTTCAGCGTGGGAAGCATCTTCTCGATATCCGTCTTGGACAGAAGTGCCGGGGACTTGAAGGTTGGTGCCGTGGTGTCCGGGTCATAGGCTGCGGTGGCATCCGTTTCTTCCTGTTCATCTGCCAAAACGCCGGAATCCAGATCCAGGAATTCCGTTTTGACCAGTGCCGACGCCTCATCGGCGCAGGCTTTGCAGGAAGTACGGGCACGGCAGAACCGGCACCAGTCACCGGGAACCTGCTCGCCCTTGCCTTCAAATGCAAGTCTGGCTCTGGGCCGGACATAGTTTTCTGCCCAGTCCAGCAGCTCTTCCACACTGCATTCAAAGGTCGAGATGTTTTCCAGCCGGGGCTGGATGATGGTCATGGACACCTTGGTGATGCTATACAGATACCCATAGGCGTGGTAAGCTCCAAAAGCGTATAGCATCATCTGTGGGTTATGGTCACAGCTGACAAACACGCCTTTTCCGTTTTTATAGTCCATGACATAGAGGGTACCGTCTGCGATGATCACGCAGTCGCCGGTACCGAATCCCTGCGGAACGAGATAGCTGTAGTCCAGCCGTTCCTCCACCATGACCAGCGGATGTGGGCAGGTTTCCTTGATGCGCTCGACTGTGGAGATGATGTACTCCGCATAGATGTCGGTATTGGCATCCATCTCATCGGTGTCGAACTCGGAAGTAGGCCGCCTCACACGCTCATGCAGGTACTTGCGGAGCTTGTACTCGCCCAGCGCATGGGCGGCTGTCCCCTCCTCGGCGTACACCGAGGATTCATTGGGAAAATTCTGCTCCAGCCGAGCGGATGGCGTACAGTTGAGCCACCGTTTCGAGCTGGACGCAGAGAGGATCGCGTGTACTTCGGGCATAGGACACCTCCGTTACAGCTGGGAGATGTCTGCGAGGAACGCCTCGTACTTCGCTGCCGGCAGTTCAGAAAGCTGACCTACGCCGTAGGTCTTCAGCAACTGACCGATCTTCTCGTTGTTGCTGCGCTTCTGCTTGATCTTCGCCACGATGACTGCCGTGATCTCATCCTTGGAGATGGTCACAGCAGGCTGTTCGGGTTCCGCCTTTTGGGTGGTGTCCAAATCAAAGGGCAAGTCATCTGCCGAGTCATCCGGGAAATCAGGAAGTTCCTCTTTCGCCTCCTCAGCGGGGCTTTCCTCCGCCTGAGCTTCTTCGGTCGGCTCCTTGGGCGTCTCATCCATCGTGGACGGAGTGTCCTGTTCCTGTTTGCGGGGACGCTTCCCCGGTTTCTTACGAGGGTGAGGCACATCCTGTACCCTTGGTGCTGTGTCCACAGCAGGGAGCAGCTTATCCTCGTCCTCCGCATCCTCAGAAGTGAACTCCAGGAGTTCGATCTGCTCTGCCATGCCCTCGCACATCCGGGTCAGGCCGCGGAATACCTCCGTCAGCCCATCCACGATCTTCTTGGGGCTGGTCAGCATCTCACTCATCCTCGTCCACCTCATCCTCACCGTAGACAGAATCCAGATACTCAGCCTGAGCGTCCAGAACCATCACGACGGCATCCTTGCACAGACCGGTCTTGGTGCAGATGGTGGCGATCATGGCCTCGATGTCGATATCAGGCTCTTCGTCCTGATCCTCGACACCATTGAAATAGGTGTTGCTGGTGCTGCGCTCATCCAGATGGATGTGGAGGTTCTCGACCTTCAGCATCACCGGGAGAATACGGTGCACTTCCGGGGCATTGGTATTCTGGTTCTTATCGTTCATCATTGTGTTGCTCACTTTCCGCAGCCTTGAGCTGCATTTCCTGTTGACCGTCACCGGTCAGGGTGTACTTCTGTGCAAGGCTCTTGACGAGCAGTTCTGCCACTCGCCCGGGTCCAGGAAGGGTATGCACCGGCTTTCCCAGTTCTTTCGCCTTGGCGATTTCCTGTGCCATGCCCTCCGACACCGTGTCGCCAAACACCCAAAGCTCATCTGCCTGTTCCAGCCATGACAGTCCAAACTGCATCCCGGCAGCACGTTCTGCCGCCAACTCATCCTTGAGAAAACGAGTGAAGTACAGATGTGGTGCCAACGGTTGGATGCCCATCATGGCGAGGATGCGGCAGGCCTTGAGTGCCCGTTCGATATTGGACCGCTGTTCTGCCTCCCTGTCCGCCTCGGATACTGCGGTGGGTCGGAACGGAGAGCAGACATAAACGGTCTTTGGGGCGGTGCTGCCGCCGGGCGGTCGCACCGGAGCCGGATTCTTTAAGGGATTGTTCCGGGGATTCTTGATGTTACTCATGGGGTGTAACCTCCTTGGATGTATTCGTGAGAGGAAGTCCTCTCATAATGCTTACTGAAATTCGGGAAAAGGTACCCTATTTTCAAAAACTTTTCCTGAGCTTTTTAATTGCGGCAGCCATAATTTTGCTGACCACGGGTCTTGCAATCCCCAATTCTTCTGCGATTTCATACTGGTTCAGCCCTTTATAGAAGTAGAGCCGGATGATTTCCTGCTGACGTTCCGTGAGCTCACCCATAGCGGCATACAGCTTGCGCAGTTCCTCTTCTGCCAACATTTCAGCATTTTCTTCATCCATGAAGTCCACCATAACGGCATCCGACCAGTCAGAACCATCGCAATCCAAACTAGCGGCCTCATTGATGGCAACCGTCTTGCTGCGGTTGCTCTCCATCCGGCGTTCGCCTTCCATGACCAGACGCACTGACCACTCGGCATCCTCGAACACTTCCGCCGGAACGACCTCGTATGTACCGTCATTGAAGTCGTAGCGGTAGTCACCGCAGCGGTCGATTGCCATAACCGTGTGTGCGCCATCCTGCTCATAGACGGCGTAGCCATTTTCATAGGCCGTGAGCGTTGCACCACCCACCACAGTTCTGGCGGCAATCACAGGATGCATCTCCACGAGCTGTGCGTACTTCGGCAGCTTCTTTTCGATAACAGCAGCAACCGTGTTCTTCAGCTCACCCAGAGTGATATGTGCGTTGACTGCCAAGTCCTCGACAACCTGTGTCACGCTCTCCACTGCCTGCGGTAACGGCTGGCGGGTCTCCATCGCACCGTAGCCACCATAGATTGCAACTGCTCCGTTCATCATCATGTTAGTCATCTTTTTGTCCTTTCCCCCGGACTCTGGGAGGGAGAAGGATACCGATGACGGAAGCGGAGCAGGGCTCACATTCTGATCTGGGACATTCTGCAAAGCGCAAAAAGCCCGATTCCAGAGATGGGAGGTACACCCATAGACCGGCTGTTCTACCGCAGCAGACAGCGTCTGCCAGCTGGTAAAACTCCGTTATGGTATCCTTCGCCTTCTCTAGAATCGGGCTTACAATATTATTTTTTGTTCTCGGGGCTTTCCTTTTTTGGGGGGCGTCCCTTGAACTGACTACATGATAGCTGAAGACTAATCAAATCACCAGCTCACTAAGTGAGCTCTAAAAAGCAGCATGCAAACCATCGATATTCCGTTCTTTTGCGCAGTTCAAGGTCATATTTGATGGCTTTACGCCACGGTTTTTCGCTCTTTTTCTACCATTTAGAGCTCACTTTCTGAGCCCTAACCTCAAAAAAAAGAGGCGACCAGACCGTTTTGTGGTCCAATCGCCTCATGGGTATTCTGTTGTAGGTACTTTAGCAGGCAGTTTTGAGCTTTTTGAAGCCGCAGGCCGCAAGGAACGTGTTCACCTGCTCGATGCCTGTTTTATATTGGGTCATCAGGATCATTTGATACGCCGAATTCTTAAGACTGTTATGGTCAAGTCTGATTCCACACATCTCCAGCAGATCTCCGCTGACCATTGGAGGGAGCTGCAAAGCTACCGCGATTGCAATGATCTGTTCTGCTGTCGCCTCCTGTCCTGCCCGCAGACGCTTCAACGCTGACACGGAAATCCCGGATGCTGATTCCATCTGTTCCACGGAAATATCCCGGACATCCATCAAGTCTTTCAATGCATCCCCGAATTCCTTTCCTGAAATCAGTTTGCGAATCGCCACCGACCATTCAAGTTCTGTCCTAAACGCATTAGGATCACACAGTCCCGGCTCAGCGGCATTCTGCGGACAGTGAATGCGTTCCCCTTTTACCACTACATATCTTGGCTCGCTATCATCAAGATGGAACTCGCCCCAATGGTACTCCGGGTCTTTCGAGTTTCCCTCACGGTCAAATCGTAGGCAGCAGACCTCTGTGTGGTTCCGTGCGTACTCTGTAAGCTGTGGCTTGCCATCTTTTCCACGCACGACATACTCAGCACGATTAATACAGAAACGGCCCTCAACATAGATATAGGCGCCGTTGCTGATCAGTTCTCGGAACTTCTCATTCTGTGCAAATAGTTTTACGGCATCCTTTGCACCGATGAGGAACGTTTGATTTCTCGTCAACACATCTGCTGGATAACTGAATGGCGGGATATAATTTCGATCAACGAAATTTAGTACACCCTGAGCCTGCGGATAACCAATCTCTACCATACGATTTCGAGCACACTGCTCTGACACTTCAAAGAATCTTGCAAGGCGGCGAATAGTCGTTTCGTACTGTTCTCCGACAGAGCCATCCGGATTCTGTTCTCTATAGAGGCACAAGTATTCCTCTGCCTTGGCTCTGGTTACCATTTTATTCATCTTGATACGGTAGGTCATCTGTCGAGCCTGACGTTCTGCCCAGAATACTGGAGATTGTCCATTAGACGGGTATCTTCCCCTGACAACAGGGCAGTCAATCCCAAGTATGTCTTCGTTATAAAGTGATTGTGCCCAAACAAAAAGGTCGTGTTCATAATGGTGGCAACACTCATGAATCACAATACTGCTGAGTTGTGCTCTGTGACTCGGGCCCATATATCTTCTGTTGACAATAATATCGCCCGGATGAACCTCCAGTTGTCTGTATGCAGAGTGGCCTTCTCCCTTTAGCACACCGTTGTGAAATATGGACTTTCCCATAATGTTCATATCAGAGATTGGGAAAATCCTTACACGAAGCCCCATGCGCTCTGCAAGCAGCCTGCCATCTACCGGTTTCGACAGCAATGCTTCGGGATAATATTGCATAAGAATCTGGTCTGCCTCTTCTTCAATTCCCGTTTCGTCTAAAACAGGAATAAGGTACTCCGACAGCGGTAGACCGGGGTTAGCTTCATCCTTATGGTAGATACTCACACCACACTCGGATATGGAATATCCTCCCGGCTGAACTTCAATAATGTTTCTAAGGCGATACCACTGTTTTTTCTTCCAAATGCGTGATGTTCCTCCGCACTGATTCGATACCGTGATTTCAACCGGTATGATGGCATCCGCATAGAAGTGCCCCCGATCCAGACGTGAAAACTCCATCCTATGAATGTACCCGCTATCCATGTGGCGGAGCTCTGTCGGATCATCCACCCTCGGTGCATCCGTAATCGGTACTCGCCCCTCAGCGATCATCTGGCCCAGCGCATCCAACCACTCGTGCTCAAAGTGCCCGATACAGTAGCTCTGAAATGATCCGATTTCGTCCAGTTCTGTGCAGAACGGATTCACATATTCATCTATTTCATTGGGGTTTTCCGGTCGAGCCATACGGACAACCGGTCCCATATCATGCGAAAAGCACTCCAATTCCTCGCCCCCTCGTCTTCTATCAGCCTCTTTGCTGTTTCATCTTTTGCACACTATGAGAAAATAAACTTCTCATTTTAACGCAAACCTCTTGACAAGTTATTTTCCCATTGATATAATAAATGCGAAATCAGTTTTCCCATTCCAATTATAACGACGCTCTTAGCTCTTGTCAATAACACATTTAGAGCAAACGTCCAGGGAAGACACCATCTAGGGAAAGGAGCACTAGCAATGAACTTCGGGGAAAAACTAAAAGACCTCCGCACACAGAAGGGGTGGTCTCAGGAGGAACTTGCGAAACAGATGGGCGTAACCCGCCGTACCATTGGCGGTTATGAGGCCGGTACCACCTATCCCCGCACTCGCGATATGTATGCAAAGCTGGCCGAGCTGCTTGAAACGGACGTCAATTATCTGATGACCGAAAATGAGGAGTTTATGACCGAGGTAGGCTCCCTCTATGGGCGGCGCGGTCAGGCACAGGCCAGCGAGATTCTCAGCCAGACTCGTGAGCTGTTCGCCGGCGGTTCTCTTTCGGAGGAAGATCAGAAGGCGTTTGCCATTGAAATGCAGCGGATCTTTATGGATTCCAAGAAGGTGGCACGTGAAAAGTTCACGCCGAAGAAATACCGGAAGAATGCCGAAGATAACGGCACCTGATCTTCTGCCAGAAAGTTGGTGAAAGAATGACACAACTTCAAACCTTTGACGATACTCAAAAACTGATCCAGAAATATGGTACCCGAGACCCTTTTGAGTTGATCGATGCGCTGCCCAGCACAAAGCTCTGGTCGGCCAGGTCACTCGATGCGGATGGTCTGCGTGGCTTCGCTACGATTGTAAATCGTGTCCGATACATAGCAGTCAATCCTCATCTTCCCTACGAGGAACAGCGTGTCATTGCTGGGCATGAGCTGGGCCATATTTTTGAGCACTCACATCAGCTCCGCTGTCAGGCCATGCAGGATTTCGACATCTATCAGGCCACCGGCAGACTGGAAAGGGAGGCCAATTTCTTCGCCGCCGATCTGTTACTGGATGATGAGGAGGTGCTGGATCTGATTCACTCCGGCAACACCGACTTTTTCAGCGTTGCCAAAGAGCTCTGCATTCCAGCGCCTTTTTTTGCGTTTAAGATGTACAGCCTGATCCGCCGGGGTGAGCACCTCCAACTGCCTGTTGATATTGACAACCGCTTCCTGCGGGCCAAGCACTAAGGAATCGGAGGTGACCCACATGGCGATACCCAAACGAATCAAGATCGAGCGTGTCTATGTAAAGGTCGCCTCGGAGTTTGATTCAACCGGCTATATGCAGCCAACATCCATCACCTGGGCGGACGGCAGGACCTTTCCTATCGAAACCGTCCGGGACTTCCGGCCGGCAGGGACCGCAGACAACGACTGCAACGGCGACTGTTTCACAGTGCTGATTCAAGGACAGGAGAAGCACCTGTTCTTTGAACACATCGACCTTCGCTTTACCGGATGGCTCGGCCGCTGGTATGTGGAGCGGGCAACCTAATGGAAGGAGGGACACAGGATGCAGAGAACGTACCTTGCGATAGACCTCAAGTCGTATTATGCCTCGGCAGAGTGTGCGGCACGTCATCTCGACCCGCTTACCACAAATCTGGTCGTGGCGGATTCCTCCCGCACAGAAAAGACCATTTGCTTGGCTGTGTCTCCATCCCTGAAAGCCTACGGCATCCCTGGCCGAGCACGTCTCTTTGAAGTCGTGCAGCGTGTCAAAGAGGTCAACAACGGTCGTTTGCGAGATGCCATCCGGAACAAGACCGCTGTTTACAAAGATGGTGTTCCCTCTCTTGCGGCTGCGTCCTACGATGCCACTGCTCTTGCTGCGGATTCCTCTCTTGAAGTATCCTATCTGGTGGCACCGCCCCGGATGGCGTACTATGAGAAGATCTCACGGCAGATTTACGGCATCTATCTCAAGTACATTGCCCCGGAGGACACCGTGGTCTACTCCATCGATGAAGTGTTCATCGATGCCACCGCATATCTTACTCATTATAAAATGTCTGCCCACGACCTCGCCATGACCATGATCCGGGAGGTACTGTACACCACCGGCATCACCGCCACCGCTGGGATTGGCGCCAATCTATACCTGGCAAAGCTGGCAATGGACATTACTGCCAAGCACGCTGCCCCAGACAAGGACGGTGTCCGCATCGCAGAGCTTGACGAAGAATCCTTCCGGTATCTGCTCTGGGATCATAAGCCTCTCACGGACTTCTGGCAGACTGGTCCGGGCACCGTCCGCAGACTGGAAAAGCATGGCATCCATACAATGGGGGAGCTGGCAAGAGCCAGCATTCACTTCCCTGAGATACTATATAAGGAGTTCGGTATAGATGCTGAGATTCTCATCGACCACGCCTGGGGGCTGGAACCCTGCGGGATGAAGGAGATCAACGCCTATCGTCCGGAAACCAACAGCCTGTCTGAAGGTCAAGTACTCTCCTGCCCTTATTCCTATGACAAGGCTCGAATCATCGTCCAGGAGATGACCGACAGTCTGGTATTCCAGCTCACGGACAAGGGACTGGTCACGGACAGCCTGACACTGGACATCGGTTACGACAGAGAGAACTGCGACAAGGGTATCTATCACGGCCCTGTCCACATCGATCACTACGGCCGCACTGTTCCGAAGGGTGCCCACGGCAGTACACGACTGGACAACCCGACCAATCTCAGCAGCCAACTGATGGCGGCTACCACGGAGCTGTTCGACCGCATTGCCAACAGAAATCTGACTGTGCGGAGAATAACAATAGCGGCAAACCGTGTGGTCAAGGATCAGGGTATCTTACAAGTAGATTTGTTCACTGACACCAGCAAGCTGGAGCGGGAGAAATCCCTGCAGGCGACCATGCTCGGTATCAAGAAGAAGTTCGGAAAAAACGCTGTTCTGAAGGGCACCAACTATCTGGAAGGCGCAACCATGCGAGAACGGAACGGGCAGATAGGCGGCCATAAGGCCAAATAACGCAACAAGGAGGATTCTATGGAAGACTTCAAGAATACCGAAGAAGGGCGAAACGTCGCACAGAAGTATGCAGACATCCTCCATCTCAGCTGCCCAGAGCCACCTGTAAAGCATCCCCGGATGGCGCTATCAAACCGGGCAAAGATATTCAGCCCCTTTGCTGCGCTGCGTGGCTTCGATGATGAAATTTCCAGCGAGGGAGCCAGCAAGCTGCTGGTGAAGAAGGTGGAACTTTCCGATGAGGAGAAGAACGACCTATCCGACAAGCTCCTGCAGGTCAAAAAAGGCATGAAGGTCGTAGTGCGGTACTTTGTGAAGGCCGCAGAAAGTACCGGCAAGTACATAAGTCTGACCGGCACAGTTGTTACGATCGACGCAGTTTATCGAGAACTGAAAGTCATGCAGGACAGTGATAGAAAAGCTGTGGGCATTGAGAAAGAGCTGCCGGTCATCATTCCCTTCGATGACATTGCTGATCTTGCCGGTGAGGGCATCACTAGTATTGAGGACTACCTTGGGATAGAAAAGTATCCTGATTAGTTATAAAACTCCTACATGACAAAGGAAGTGCAAAACGCCTTGAACTACTATTTCTGCGATGTCTGCCATTACTGCTTTGAGGCAGAGTCGCTGCCTGACTGTTGCCCAGACTGCGGCAAAACGGTCTATCAGAACAAACCTGCCATCCGCCCGGCAACCGAAAGAGAAGTACAGGATCTTCTGCGGGCTAGGGATGAGGAATGGGAATAACCGCAAGTGCAAATGAGCCGTGTGTTCAACTCCTTACCGGAGAAGGACACACGACTCATCATCTTAGGTGTAGAATTTCAGGATGCTCGACAATTCTATGCCGCCACTTGGGACAGTAAATCAGACCCTCTTTCTTTCAAATAGTCGTTCACCTCATCAACCGACCTCATATACATACAGCTAAGAACCATTAAATATGCTTGCTGCTCTCTGGTCGCAGCCAAGCTAAAACCCGCTTTTGCTATGAGCTCAAATGAAAGCCACGGAGGAAGGTGCATAGCAACACACAGTGCCACCACGTTTTTCTCAGAAAAGCTTTTAACCTCTCCGTTTCTGTAACGACCAATCGTTGACTCAGAAACCTTTGATTCAAAGGCCAGAGCCTCTTGCGTAAATCCGAAGCGTGTCATCAAATATCGTAGTGCTTCTGGAAAACAAGCAGGCATATTCACTAACACCCTGTTTACCTCTTCAGCCCTTTCTTTCTCAGACAGTCTACGTTTCGGGTCTATAATGTGATAGTAGTTTTCAATCTCTATTGGATTTTTTTCAGCATGCGAGGGCATTCAAATCCCTCCCACGTCCGAAACTACTCAAGGTAGCTTCAAACGTGGGCGGAACAGGCAGTGCGATGCTCATTGGGTCAAGTGTCGTGCTCGCCAATGTTCGACTGCTGTTTTTTATCCTGCAAAGCCAAAGTGCGCGCAACTTCGCTGGAATTCTATTACTTTTCATCTTCTTTAGGAGTTTGATGTACTTCCGCATCCGCTCCAACTCCGCAATTCTTTCATAAAGCCACTGGGAATGCGGATAGTCTTCAAGCGAGTTATCACCCGAATCCAACAATTGCTGAATTTCCTTGGTGATTCGGGTATTCATCCGATTCAATATTGCTTTTGAAGCCTTTGTGATAGCCTCAATTAGCTTGTCCAGATTGAGCTCGAATTTCTCGCTATGACAAATGATGTGCATTTGTACACTCACCTGCCCTTTACAAGTAGTACGGTAAACCGTCATCTTTATTATATCACATTCCATCTTAAAACAAAATATGTCTCGTGTCCTTATCACTCCGTCATCTTCTTTTTAACCTTTTCTGGCACATCAATCAAGCCAAATCGGTAGAACATCCCATAAATGTACGACACACCTCGGATGTCCCCCAGAGCCTTGGGTCTGCCCACTACCTCTCCGATTTTACCGATATTGTGATACGCCAGCATCACGGAGCTCCAAGCAAGGCTTTTGCTGTCCTCTCTGCGATCGATCCACAGTTCCTTGGTGAACTCATCTCCTCTGCCCTTCTTCAGCTTATAGGTAAAGGGCAAGCCGGACAGGGTCTTGAACTTGTATCCCCGAAAAGCCACCACACACTTCCAGAGATTCTCTTCGCCGAGATTCTTTCTCAGCGCATCCACAGCTCGATAGTGTCGCTGTCTCTCTGCCCCGGCACTGATATTCGCCGCTTCAACTTTCTCCGGGAAGTACACGCCTTTCTCATACGGCAGATAAGAGGTCACAGAAGGACGAGACAACTGCAACGCGGACATGGTGGAGGTGACAGCAGTGGAGTAGTTTTGTGTTTCTCTGAAGGTATTAAAGGTCTGCCGGACAAGTTTTGCCGCGTCCGACTCATAGACTCCGGCTGTGATAAGTAACTTCCGGACCTTGATGGGGTTGAGGGACAGGGCGTCTGCGATGGCCTGCAGGCTCATTTTGTCCGTATAAAGGTCAGCAGCCGCTTCCATCTGCTGTGCTAGGTTCCGTTCCGCACTATACTCTGATTTTGATGGCTTCCGCCCGCCGCCGGGCTTGCGTGTGTTACCCACAGACTTCACCTCGCTTTTATTTCCGTTACAAACTATATAACCGCCTTCAAAAGATGCCGTGCGAACCTTCGGAGTTCAGTCCACACGGCATATTACTTTATTTCAGCTTTTCGAGAATCTCATCCGCCGTCATACCGGATGCCAGCAGCTTTTTCAGCACAGCTTCGGCCTCGACCTTCTTAGCAGCTTCGGCGGCCTTCGCCTCAGTGGCTGCCTTCTTGGCCTCCAGCTTTGCGATTTCTTTTTCGGTCTGCTTGATTTCCGCCTTCTGCGGCTTTAGACTTTCACGCAGAGACTTGATGTCGGTCTTCAGTTCTTCAATATGGGCGACAGTCTTGGAAAGACCTTCTTCGAGCATCGCCTTGTCTTTCTGCAACTTTGCGATCTGTGCATCGAAGTCGGTAGATGCGGTACCACGGTTCTTGCTGCCTTTGGTTCTGGGCATAGGATGATACCTCCCGAAAGAATAATGTTAGATTTGATGTTAGTACAGCACTGTGAGAATGAGTTAGCAACATCTCACACATCGGTAAAATAGCTTTGAGCCATCTCAATATGCTTTTGTACTTTGTCCGGTGGATAGGAAAAACTATGTGATGGATTTTTCATTGCTTCTAACGAGTCTATGATCTTTTCCCTAAAGTCGGTAAAATTAATTTCCCGTAAATTTAGCGTATTATCCTGATACCATTTCCAGTCAGCGCAAAACGAACCATAATCACGCTTGCCCTCTGCTTCTTCATGTCTTACTGCTGATTCATCAACATAAATGCCAAATGGAGCAGCTTTTCCTTCTCCATCATATGCAGCAATCATTGCGCTACCTAGGAGAATATGATCCTTATATCCTAGACTGTTCTCAAAAGCCTTTGATGCCTCATAAGGGATATCATGACCGTGGATAACTTCTCCATAGGCAATCGCGCCGCGAATCATATACTGATGTTCCTGTGTCTGTTCTTTCACAAAAAGCTTTGCTAACTCTCTATAGATACGGAGCATGATGTTGATCATGTCACCTTTGTTTCGCGCCGTAATATAAGCTCCATCCATCACTGGATAAACAAAAACCCCATGGTAGTTTTTCTCACGCCACGCTGAAATGATTGCTGCATGAAGCTTAAAAATAAAATTGGCTGATTCATATACGCTCTTCTTCATATGAGTCCGAGTGCCCATGATGTCCACAAATGCGACATACTCTTTATGCGCTTTTCCCTTAAGTTTTCGGACATTAAAATACACATCTGCCATAAAACTCACCCTAAAATGTCGAATGCAAAGGCCTCTGCCCCTTAGTCACATCACTGTGTTGCCTGCCGCCCACCGCGTAGAGGTGTGCAAAGTTTCGAGCGGCAAAGCTGTGAGAAATCTCCCACAACTTAATATTATACTAAAAATCGGTGTTTTTCAAGGATTGCAAGCAAATATACAACACTGCAGTCAAATAATCATCTATGCTTAAATGCAGAGGTGATTATAATGAAAACATTGCTCAAGAAATCTGCTATCCTTAAAACGATTTCCTCGAAAATAGGTGCTTACCTTCATAAAATCGATGCTGTTCCACAAGAAGATGATTCGGTTTTTGACGATGAGGAATGGATGGACTATCCAACAAACCCAACGCTTGCCCACGTCATCCTTGATCTGTTGCTCTCCCCTACATACCGTCTACCCAAAACTGTAACCGCAGTACGCATCTATCGAGATGAAAACATATTCTCCGTCTGTCCAAGGTGCAATGTCTGCATAGAGCGAGAATACCAAGGGTACTGCCATCGATGCGGGCAATACCTCGATTGGTCAAAATTAGAGGAGGCAGAGGAAATCTTCATAGGGTGGAGTGGCTTTGATGATGACTAAGCCACCTTTTCCGAAAGCGAGAACACCACCGAGATGCTCTGTGAATTAAACTCCGTAGCCTCTGCTCTTAATGGTCTCCACGACCTGAGACACATACTTCTGGCAGGTATCGTGGTCAGGGGCTTCCACCATCACACGCACAACAGGCTCCGTACCGGACTCGCGCACCAGAATACGGCCAGTGTCACCCAGTGCCTCAGCCACAGCCTTGACTGCTGCCTGCACTGCCTCGTCATCCTGTGCGGCCTTCTTGTCGGTCACACGAACATTCTCCAACACCTGCGGGTAGATTTTCAGTGGCTCAGCCAACTTGCTCATGGGCAGTTTCTTTGCCAGCATAACTTCCATCATTTTCAAACTGGTCAGGATACCATCACCCGTGCTGGCGTACTTGCTGAAGATAATATGACCACTCTGCTCACCGCCGATACGGCAGCCGTTCTTAGCCATGTACTCATAGACGTACTTGTCACCCACTGCGGTCTTGGCGTAGCCGATGCCCTTCTCATCAAAAGCCTTATACAGGCCAAAGTTGGACATGACCGTGGTAACGACGGTATTGGTCAGCAGCTTGCCACGCTCCTTCATGTAGCAGCCGTAGATGTACAGAATATGGTCGCCAGTAATGACATTGCCCTTTTCATCCACACACAGGCAACGGTCAGCATCGCCGTCATAGGCAAAACCGATGTCCAGCCCCTTCTCTACCACGAACTTCTGCAAGCCCTCGATGTGGGTGGACCCTGCATTGTTGTTGATATTCGTACCGTTGGGCTGTGCATTGATGACGTAGGTATCTGCACCGAGAGCGTCAAACACAGACTTGGCGATATTCCAGAAACTGCCGTTGGCGCAGTCCAGACCAACCTTCACGCCCTTGAAAGAGTAGATTCCGAGGCTGATCAGATAGCCCATGTAGCGGTTGCGACCGGACACATAGTCCACCGTGCAGCCAATGTGTTCCCGGTGAGCGAAAGGCAGCTCCGACCAGTCCTTATCAAACACATGGAGCTTTCCGTCAATGTAATCCTCGACTAACAGTAAGATCTCCTCTGGCATCTTCTCGCCGTAGCAGTCGATCAGCTTGATGCCGTTATCGTAGTAGGGATTATGGCTGGCAGAAATCATGATGCCGCAATCGAAATCATCTACCCGGGCGATGTAAGCCACAGATGGCGTGGTAGTGACGTGCAGCAGATAGGCGTCTGCGCCAGAGGCGGTCAGGCCTGCGACCAGACTATACTCGAACATATAAGAGCTGCGGCGGGTGTCCTTGCCGATTACAATGCGTGCAGGCTCGTTGTTGCCATTGCGCTCGCGCAGGGCGTTATAATACCAGCCAAGGAAGCGTCCCACCTTATAGGCATGGTCTGCGGTCAGAGTGATCCCAGCTTCGCCACGGAAGCCATCGGTTCCAAAATACTTTCCCATTATGTAATTGTATCCTCATCCAAAGAGTGAAGTGACAAATATATGCTTTAGCCGGATTATAATCCGTTGCCTGCTGCTCACCACGGAGAGGTAGCACACTTGAGCAGCACAGCCATGTGGCGGAACACATGGCTGCGATAAGTATTAGTCTCTGCGGAACAGGTCGCGGGTATAGACCTTGTCCTGCACATCATCCAAACAGCTATCATAGCGGTTGGCAATGACGGCTTGGCTGCGATTCTTGAACTCTTCAAGGTCATTTACGACTTCACTTCCGAAGAAGGTAGAGCCATTCTCCAGAGTCGGCTCATAGATGATGACCGTTGCGCCCTTTGCCTTGATGCGCTTCATGACGCCCTGAATGGAGGACTGACGGAAGTTGTCAGAGTTGGATTTCATGGTCAGGCGGTATACGCCAACTACCACGTTGTGTTCTTTACTAGGGTCGTAGTCCTCGTTTGCTTCGTAAGCACCGGCAATCTCCAACACGCGATCAGCAATGTAGTCTTTACGGGTACGGTTGGATTCCACAATGGCCTCAATCAGATTCTCCGGCACATCAGCATAGTTGGCAAGAAGCTGTTTGGTGTCCTTCGGCAGGCAGTAGCCGCCGTAACCGAAGCTGGGGTTATTGTAATGGCTGCCAATGCGGGGATCAAGGCAGACACCCTCGATAATCTGCTGGGTGTTCAGCCCCTTCATCTCCGCATAGGTGTCCAGCTCATTGAAATAGCTAACGCGCAGTGCCAGATAGGTGTTGGCAAACAGCTTAACAGCCTCTGCCTCAGTAAAGCCCATAATCAGGGTGTCGATGTTCTCCTTAATAGCGCCCTCCTGCAACAAACCAGCAAAGGTATTAGCAGCCTTTACCAGACGTGCATTGTCCACATCAGTACCCACAATGATACGGCTCGGGTACAGGTTATCATATAGTGCCTTGCTCTCCCGCAGGAACTCCGGGCTGAAGATGATGTTGTCACAGTGATATTTCTCACGAACAGAAGCCGTGAAACCGACCGGAATTGTGGACTTGATGACCATGATGGCATCGGGATTATACTGAATCACCAGTTTGATAACAGCTTCTACTGCGGAAGTGTCAAAGAAATTCTTCTTGCTGTCATAGTTGGTAGGTGCTGCAATGACAACAAAGTCCGCATCCTTATAGGCCGCCTCTGCGTCCAGTGTAGCCGTCAGGTTCAGGTCTTTTTCTGCCAGATACTTTTCAATGTAATCGTCCTGAATCGGAGACCTCTTGTGGTTGATGAGGTCAACTTTTTCCGGAACAATATCCACGGCCACGACCTCATGATGCTGCGATAGCAGCGTCGCAATGGACAAGCCGACATAGCCGGTACCTGCAACTGCAATTCTCATAGTCTTTCTCCCTTTCTATACATTCTTCCATCCTTAGCAAGACTTATGCCTTGATTCCCTGATACTCCTGCTGAACCTGCTGATAGCTTTCCAGATTGCCAATGTCATACCGCTTGCCCGGCATTTCCATAGCATGCACATCCGTTACTGTGCACAGCCACGCAATGAAGCTTCCCGGCGCATCGGTGCCGCATTTCTTCTGTGCGATCGCATCCTTGACCTTTTGGGCATCCTCTCGGGTATATACATAGAAGGGAGGGCAGCACCAGTGGCTCTTGGGTTGGGCTGGCTTTTCTTCCATAGACAGAATTCTATCCTGGTCGTCGAGTTCCACCACACCGCATTTGGTGAGTTTCTTTTCGCTTGGCTCATAATAGCGCATTATGCAAGAGGTTTTCTTCTCGTTGGCATAGGCAACAAACTTGGAGAGGGAGAAATCCAGCACGTTATCTCCGGCAATCACCAACATATCATCATCCAACCCCAACTGGTCAATGGCAAACTGCACATCGCATACAGCACCCAGCCTGGTCTCATTGCTGCTTGTTCCATCGTCCACCACCCGGATATTCTGTTTCTTGGTTGCCGCCCAGTCTTCAAAATGGTGGGCAAACTTGTGATTACTGACGACCACATAGGTGTCCACCAAACCAGCAGTGTCAATGTCATCCACTAGCCAGTCCAAGATGGTCTTATCCCCTACCTTCAGCAAGGGTTTGGGAAAGTTCTCCGTTAAGGGATACAAGCGAGTTGCATATCCCGCTGCCAAAATCAAGCACTTCATATTAGTCCTCCGTCTTATGCCCTACACCGTCCGCACTCTCACACAGATGGAAACTGTACTTACCACGCATCTCCGGGAATGCAGTGAGATATTTTCGTTCCACTTCTTCCCGAATGACATCTGTCTTGCTGGGATCAATCAATGCCATGCAGCACCCCTTAAAGCCAGCACCGCTAAAGCGCCCTCCGTAAATACCGTTGGTTTCCCGCATGATCTCATAGAGTCTAATCTGCTCCGGTGCACCAGATTCCCAGTTATGGATACTGCTCCAACCGGATTCAAAGGACAGGCGTCCATACTCCTCCAAATCTCCTCGCCGCCATGCTTCCGCACCAGCTTCCACACGCTTGAACTCGGTATACCAATGTTCACAGCGTTTTGCCCATTGCAACGGCAGCCTATCTTTATAGGTCTGGTAGATCTCATACGAAACATCACGGGCATTGGCCTCATTGAACTTTCCGTACTCTAGACCTGCAAAAGCCTGCAAAGCGTAAACACCGGATCGCAGTTCATCCACTCGCATATTGTATTTAGAGCCAGCCAAGCTGTGCTCCAATCCACTGAAAAACACAGCAATTCTGTAGGGCTTCATATTGGGATTCGTTGGAATCAGCTCGTAGCTGTTATCCTTACAGTCCAGATACAGCAAGTAGTCTTTCTTGCTCAGGACCTCACAACTCTGGTCCAGGGTTCCTACATTAACACCCACGTAGTTTTTCTCTGCATCAAATGCAATGCTGATCAGCTCAGACGGCTCCAGTTTAATTTCATTGACTTGGCACAATGCATCCAAAAACGACAGGATTACCGCTGCGGAGGAAGAAAGTCCTCCGATGGGCAACGAGCCCTCAATGACGCCACTGAGTCCGACTGTCAACGGAAACCGATTGCTCAGCGCCCAGGTCGCTCCCCGCAGGTAATCCGCCCAGTCGCCCGTTTTTTCGCCAATCTCCCTGATATGCCACTGGGCGCGTTTAGGGAATTGGAGACTACACATTTCAATAACGCCATTCATCTTGGGCTTATATGCAATATGGATTCCCTTATCAATTGCAAGTCCTGTGATCTTTCCCAGGTTGTGATCACTGTGTGCACCAATGGGGCAAATCCGATAGGGACAAAAGCTGACACCTGTTGGTCCCTTGCCGTATATTTCGTAGAATCGTTCCTCGCAGCGCATATAATCCCTCCCGTCATCTCATTCCATATAGAACTCTTTATACCATTCAGCAAACTTCCGCAGACCTTCACGCAGTGGGGTATGGGGCTTAAAACCGAAGTCACGCTCCAACGGCTCAGTGTCAGCAAAGGTCACAGGCACGTCACCGGGCTGCATGGGAACCAGCTCCTTGTGAGCCTCAAAGTCATAGTCCGCAGAGAGTACACCGGCACGCACCAGCTCCTCCGACAGGATCTGCACAAAGTCCAGCAGGTTCTCCGGGTTGGAGTTGCCGATATTGTAGACTGCATAGGGCGGAATGGGCAAGCCATCCTCGCCATTCTTCTTTTCAGGAGCTTTCGCCATCACACGGACAACGCCTTCCACGATGTCATCCACATAAGTAAAGTCCCGCTTGCAGTTGCCGTAGTTGAAGATCTTGATAGTTTCGCCGTTCACCAGCTTATTGGTAAAGCCAAAATATGCCATATCCGGACGACCAGCAGGGCCATAGACCGTGAAGAACCGCAGACCAGTAGAGGGGATATTGTAGAGTTTGGAGTAAGCGTGTGCCATCAGCTCGTTGGACTTCTTGGTAGCCGCATACAGAGAAACCGGATTGTCCACCTTGTCATCGGTGGAGTAGGGCACCTTCTTGTTGCTGCCGTAGACAGAGCTGGAAGATGCATACACTAGATGCTCCACGGGATAATGGCGGCAGGCTTCCAGAATGTTATAGAAGCCAATCATGTTACTCTCGATGTAGGCGTCCGGGTTGGTAATAGAGTAGCGAACGCCAGCCTGAGCACCCAGATTGACCACAATATCCGGGTGATATTGCTCAAAAATGCTGTTGATAAGTGCCTTGTCCGCAAGGTTGCCCTTGATAAAAGTGTAGTTCTCGAACTTCTGAAGCTCCACCAAGCGAGCTTCCTTGATACGAACGTCGTAATAATCGTTCATGTTATCCAGACCGATGACCTTGGTATCCGGCTCGGTAGTCAGGATACGCTTGGCAAGGTTGGAGCCGATAAAACCGGAGGAACCGGTGATAAAAACTGTTTTCATGAGTTAATAACTCCTTATCATTTTACCCTTTTATTTTTTATAACCTTCTTGCCAATAACTGCGCAAACAACAGCTAGCAAGATAACTACGCCATACCGTAAAATCGTATTATCATAGAACAGAATACCGGAAAGCGAAATTAAGGTAGTAATCACTGCCAAAGCAATCATGTACCTATCATTGTAAATCGTTCCGCTTTCAATTCCATATTCCTTGCATATCTTTTTTGCCCACACCCCTTGAAACAATGCAAAAAGAATATAGGAAAAAAGTGTTGTATATGCTGCCGCCATATATCCATATATCTTAATAAATATGTAATTAAGTATTAAATTGGATACCGCCGCTATAATTGCAGGATACATTACATATTTTGTTTTTTTGTAATACACAGCAATATCAGAATACAAATTCGCAAACGATGTAAAAAAGACACCTGCCGCAATTGGAGGCATAATATAAATCGCTTCGTAGTATTCTTCTGTTGCTAATATTCTTACAATTTCCGGAGCTAAAAAAGTCATCAAAACAGCAACAGCCGCATAGAAAGTCATCAACTGCGACGAAACACGTTTTATTCCGTCGACGCCATTTTCAATATTTCTAAATATATACGGTACAAAGGACGAATGCACGGCCTGCCACACAAGAAGAGATAGCGAGCTAACGGTATAAAGAGTGCTATATATACCAACTGCACTATTTCCAACCATTTGGCTAATCATCATTCGATCCGACACAGTTAAGATTTGTGAAGCGACAGAATACCCAACCAATGGCAAACTCAATGACAGAGACAGCTTCCAATATTCCTTATTAAAAAAAGTTTTACCCTTAAGCATCGTGCAAAACCATATTACTGCGGAAACGCCGTAAATAATAAGGTAATTGCTATACAATCTTCCCTCAGCAACAAGATTCTCGTCAACCGCACTCAGCTTGATTACAGTTAAGATTGAGAGTAAAGATGCAATAAGTGCCGAACCCATCATTACAAAGCCAGACAGTTTATACTTATACTCATATCTTTGTCTAGCAAGCCAAAAATCTCGCGCAGGTGCAAACAGGAATCCTATCAGCATTAGAATAATAAGACCACTAGGTAAGCCCAATAGCTTACTCCACAATGAGGGATTAACAAGATAAACGCCAACCAGTAAAAGTGAAATTAATGACGTAAGCGAGAGGACGGATGACTGATAACCGTCTCTGTTGCTTTCATACTCTCTTAAAGCAACAACATATCCACCGGAGGTTAATGACAATGTTGCAATAGCACTTATCATTGAATACCATGAATTATATAAGTTCACGATTCCAATTTGACTTGTGGTCATCAATCTGGTGAATATAGGAACAGTTATGATTGCTAAGCCTCTTGAGAACAGGGTTGAAAACGTATAAACCGTCGCCGATTTAACCTCAATCGGTATTTTTTTGATTTTCAATTTAATCTTATCGAGCATATGTATTTACTCTTTTCTCCACACCATCTTATTGACCACACCGGTGTAACTCTGGATGATCTTAACGACCTTATCGGACACGTTCTCATCCATATAATCCGGCACAGGAATGCCCAGGTCACGGTTCTTGTTCATCTCGACTGCAACGTCCACGGCCTGTAGCAGATGGTCACCGTCGATGCCTGCAAGGATGAAATCGCCCTTGTCCAGTGCCTCGGGACGCTCCGTGCTGGTGCGGATGCACACCGCTGGGAATGGATGGCCTACGCTGGTAAAGAAGCTGCTTTCCTCTGGAAGCGTGCCGCTATCGGACACAACACAGAAGGCGTTCATCTGCAGACAGTTGTAGTCATGGAAGCCCAGAGGCTCATGCTGAATAACGCGCTTGTCCAGCTGGAAGCCGCTCTGTTCCAGACGCTTGCGACTGCGGGGGTGGCAAGAGTACAGAATGGGCATATCGTACCTTTCGGCCATTTTGTTGATGGCCGTGAACAGAGAGGTGAAGTTCTTCTCTGTGTCGATGTTCTCTTCCCGATGTGCGGAAAGCAGGATGTACTTACCCTTCTCCAGTCCAAGTCGTGTATGGATATCGGATGCCTCAATCTTTTCCAGATTTTGATGCAAAACCTCTGCCATAGGAGAACCAGTGACGTAAGTGCGCTCTTTGGGCAGACCGGTGTCAGCCAAATAGCGGCGGGCGTGCTCGGAATAGGCCATGTTCACGTCGGAGATGATGTCCACAATGCGGCGGTTGGTCTCCTCCGGCAGGCACTCGTCCTTGCAGCGGTTGCCAGCCTCCATATGGAAGATAGGAATATGCAGTCGCTTTGCGCCGATGACGCTCAGGCAGCTGTTGGTGTCGCCCAGCACCAGCACAGCATCTGGCTGGATGGCAACCATCAGCTTGTAGCTCTCGGAGATGATATTGCCCATAGTCTCACCCAAGTCTGCACCTACGGCGTTCAAATAAACCTCTGGATTTTCTAGCTGAAGATCATGGAAAAATACACCGTTTAGATTATAATCATAGTTCTGACCCGTATGTGCAAGAATAACATCAAAGTACTTACGAGTCTTATTAATAACAGCTGCCAAACGAATGATTTCGGGGCGAGTGCCAACAATGATAAGCAATTTTAATTTTCCATTATTTTTGAACGATATTTCATTATACTCAACCATCAGCTTTATCCTTTCCTCAGCATAGACATCCTAGTTTTTTAAACTCAAAAGTATATACCTTTTGAGCTTCCATTGTATCCGTAATACTGCATTAACACTTTATCTTTGACTTGACCCTTAAGATTTCCCAAATGCAACAATTCCCTTTGGAGCTTTTCAAAATACTCGTCAGCATTTTTGATAACCCTTGCAGGAACTCCTACTGCTAACGAATTATCTGGTATACTTTTTGAAACCACTGCACCAGCACCAATAACTACATTATTCCCTTGGTGACTCCCTGAAGAATGATCACATTGTTCCCAATATACACATTATCGCCAATCTTAATCGGCTTTATAATTTCAAGATCCGGAACATATTGTCTATATATCAGTGTTCCACCATCATGTGTAATAAATTTCACACCGTCAGTCATATGAGCATTGTTTCCCAGCGTTATCAACCATGGCTCTGTATTCCAAGAAACCTTACCGTAGATGTGACCCCCCCCCAGAAATTCACACCTACTTTCCTCATGTAAACATGCGGTTTAAATCTTCTTAACAGGCTTCTATATATTTTTTAATCATCAGTAAGTTTTCTCCTTTACACCGGCTCAAAGAAAGTGTCCGGATGGTTCGGGTTGAAAATCTCGTTGCAAGTCATCACCGTCACCAGATTCTCCGTTTCCGACAGGTTGATGATGTTGTGGGTCCAGCCAGGAATCATGTGGACAGCCTCAATCATTTCGCCGGAAACCTCAAACTCTACCGTTTCCCCAGTGTTGATATTTCGCTCCTGAATCAGTCCGTGACCTGCAACCACGATGAACAGCTCCCATTTGGAGTTGTGCCAGTGCTGCCCCTTGGTAATGCCCGGACGGCTGATGTTGATGCTCACCTGCCCGCAATCGGCGGTGTGTACCAGCTCGGTGAAAGAACCACGGTTGTCCACGTTCATCTTCAGGGCATACTTAAACTTGTCCGTGGGCAGATAGGTCAGGTACAGAGAATACAGCTTCTTGGCAAAAGAGCCGTCCGGCATTTTCGGCATCATCAGAGTGGTGGGCTGTGCTTTGAACTCCTGCAGCAAGTCTACAATCTCGCCCAGCGTGACCTTGTGGGTCACAGGAACACAGCAATAGCGACCATCGGTCTTCAGAACGGTTTCCACACCGTCAAACTCACAGTGCTGCTCCTTGCCTTCCAGCAGGTCGAACATTCCTTCTACCAAGTCGTCAATATACAGCAGCTCCAACTCAGTGCTGCGGTCATTGACGGTGAAGGGCTCGTCATTGGCAACCGCCCAGCAGAAGGTGCTGACGGCACTGTTGTACTTGGGGCGGCTATGTCCCATCAGATTCACGAAGCGGTAGACGGCGACCTTCGCCCCTGTCTCCTGAGCATACTGGAAGAATAGTTCCTCGCCAGCCTTCTTGCTGCGTCCGTACTCGCTGTTGCCGAAACGACCAGCCAGCGTAGCCTGAATGGATGAAGACAGCATGATAGTTGCCTTGTTGTTGTGCTTTTTCAGGCAGTTCAGCAGGTCAGAAGCGAAGCCGAAGTTGCCCTTCATGAAATCCTCCGGGTTCTCCGGACGATTCACACCTGCCAGATTGAATACAAAGTCTGCCTTCTGGCAGTATTCATCCAACTCCTGCGGGGTGGAATTCAAATCGTACTCGAAGATTTCTTCAATATTCAGTGCCGGACGGGTCTTGTTCTTTCCATCTCGGATGTTTTTCAGATTGTTGCACAGGGCGGTTCCCACCATGCCCTTGGCACCTGTGACTAGAATGTTCATCCTTTCACCTCTTTAACGTACTGCCGTACAATCCGGAATATCTGCCTCCTCCGGTACAGTTGCATTATTACATACCGTGACATTTCCTCCAACGCGGGCATATCTTCCAACCTTTGCACCAGTGCGAATCGTACTGTTAGTGTAAAGCAAAACGTAATCTCCAACCGTTCCACCGCAGTGAACTTCCGTTCCGGCATTCAGCAAAACACCATTACCTACGGATGCGCCGTTCTGGACGCAGGCGTTCTGCATCAAAACACATCCACAGCCGACTTCAGCAAACGGACTGATATAGGCACTGGGCGCAACGATATTGGGAAAAGCAAAGCCAAGGGCTTTCGCCTTCTCATACACCTGTGCCCGAAACCGGTTGTTGCCGATGCCCACTACCAGCAAGCTGTACTCCTTCCGCAGCTCCGGCAAATCGTCAACTCCGCCAATCACCGGAATGCCGCAGATTTCATCTCCCACAGGTTGTCCGTCATCGACAAAGGCACAGTCGTATTGGAGCATTGCCTGCTCCGCCACCATGCGTCCGAAGCCACCTGCACCAACCAGCAATAGTTTTTCTTTCATTAAAAATGCCTTTCCTAAATTATTTTACTCCCCTACAGACTATTGAAGTCAGCCTTTCTACGGTTGCTTTAAATAGAACCGCCAGTATGAAAGTCACCAAAAGCACTCCCACCAGAGACAGAAACATTAGTGGCGCAGGGTTTGCTGTCTTACCCAAAACATACAAGGTCCCGAGTCCAATAGAATTTATCACAGGCCAGTGAAGCGCATAGATTCCAAACGAAACACTTCCTGTTTTCTGAACAAAGCTCGTTTCAAAGATAGATTTTACCTGTGGAACTAGAGGCACTGATAGTAAACAGAGAGCAAAAGCAACATCCATTACGAATAGATTTTTCGTAAAAAAAGCAACAATGGGTGAGAGTACACCACACACCGCTACAGTATTCGGTACTTTGAGAGTTTTGAGTTGTTGCTTCAAGAAGCTCGCCATCGCCCCCACAAGGCAGGCAACAATCACTCCCCTATTTACAATCGCCCCAAGCAGTATCAAGACTCCAAGTACGGAACCTTTTATTTTCGCTGTCTTGCAAGCCCATCCCACAGCATAGATTATCACCGAAGCCAAGAGCATATCTCTCAAGCACCAAAATGGAGAATTGAATTTACTGCTCCCCAGCAGAAGAACGCGAAATGGTTCTTCGATGATATCTCTCAACGTTAGCTGCGTTTCATATAAATGCGTAAGCCACGTGTTCGATATAGTATCCTGAATCTTGAAGTTGCAAAAGCCAATTGTGTATTGAATCACAAAAGTGAATACAGCCGCCCCCATGATTGGAATTGCAAGCCGTAAAACCCGCTTTATACACTTCTTCAAAAACTCACTGCATTTTCGGGGGGGGGTAGACATAGTCAATAAATATCCGCTTAGTACAAAGAACAAGTATAGCCAAAAACTCTCCGCCGTGAAAAAAGACAACGGTCCTTTCGTCAATATCTGTGTGAACCACGAGTCAATCGCTGTCGCATTCTCTGCATATTTATAAACCCCGGTAAAGTGTCCTAGCAGGACAAAAAGGCAAGCCAGCCCCTTCATCCCATCAATATACTCTTCTCTCTGCGAATTCATTTCTTTCCACCTTAAATATTGGGAATGCCCCTCAAAGCGTTCTGGACATATTCGGTGGTCAGAATCTTCTTGACAGTACCTTCCACATCCAGCCGCTCAGTGTTGTGACTGGTGTAGGACTCGTCCGCCATGGTATGTACCTCGCCCTTGACCACGAACTTGTCGTAGTTCAGGTCACGGTTGTCAGCGGCAACACGGAAGTAGTGACCCATATCCTGGCTGCGCAGACGCTCCTCACGAGTCATCAGGGTCTCGAACAGCTTCTCGCCGTGGCGAGTGCCGATGATATTCGTGCCGGTATCGCCAAAGAGCTGCTGGACAGCTTTCGCCAAATCGCCGATGGTGGAGGCATCCGCCTTCTGGATGAACAGGTCGCCGGGGCTGGCGTGCTGGAAAGCGAACATGACCAGATCCACAGCCTCGTCCAGATTCATTAGGAAGCGGGTCATGTTGGGGTCGGTGATGGTGATGGGGTTGCCAGCCTTGATCTGGTCGATGAACAGCGGAATGACGGAGCCACGGCTGCACATGACGTTGCCGTAACGGGTGCAGCAGATGGTGGTGCCGCCACGTTCAGCAGCCACACGGGCGTTGGCGTAGATGACATGCTCCATCATAGCCTTGGAGATACCCATGGCGTTGATGGGATAGGCAGCCTTATCGGTGGACAGACAGACAACACGCTTAACGCCTGCGTCGATGGCAGCGTGCAGAACGTTGTCAGTACCGATGATGTTGGTCTGGACGGCCTGCATGGGGAAGAATTCGCAGGAAGGAACCTGTTTCAAAGCGGCAGCGTGGAAGATGTAGTCAACACCGGGCATTGCGTCACGGATGGACTGGGGGTTGCGGACATCACCGATGTAGAACCTGACCTTCTTGGCAGTGTCAGGATGCTTGGCCTGAAGCTCATGGCGCATATCGTCCTGCTTCTTCTCGTCACGAGAGAAAATGCGGATTTCCTTCAGGTCAGAATCCAAGAAGTGCTTCAGAACGGTAGAACCAAAAGAACCAGTACCACCAGTGATCATAAGGGTTGCGTTATCAAATGCAGACATTTTAATTTTCCTCCTATTATTTCATAGAAATATTAATTGGTTTATCTAATATTTCTAGTCTACCTGTGTTAACAATCCGTTTTCCCTTTTCTTTGAAAAGAAAAACGCAAAAATCCAAATAATAGCAATTCCCATATGTGGTTCCTTATTTAGAATACACAGGAAAATCGTTATCAAACATATATTTTCTATTAATTCATTTTTCAGTCCAAGAATACTCTTAATCACAAATGCAGTTGGTATTGCACCGACAACTCCAAACTCCACCATCATAAATGTAGTTGTAGATGTATCGGAAAAGTTGGAAGCTGCTCGATATGCGTCGCCAATACCAAGTCCTGTGAGAGGATTCTGAAGGAAGAGACTCCAGTTTCTGCTTAGTGCTTGCATTCTTGCTGAGCTGCCCATGTTATCGCTTAATAGTTTTGCATACGCTCTCTGCTGAGCAAGACCTGTAACTGTTAAAAAAGTATCCAGGTTTAAGAATAAAGTCAGCAACAACATATACACGACAAAAAATATGCAATAGTTGACAGCCTTATTGCTCGAATACTGGTTAATTACTCGATTGAGCAGCATCAAATCGCAGAACAAAATCAGAACAATTCCCGCTGACGATGCCGTAGTAAAAATACATATATGGTATATCAGCATTCTCCATGGATGTAGTTTCTGTTCAAATCTTAAGTCCAAAACAAACGCCAGAACTATCATCGTTGCGAATAACCCTGGTTCCCAGTATATACCTGAATTCCGTTCCGGATGGGACAGAAGATAATTAAAGATAATACCAATCCTATATCCCTCACCATTGCCATTGTAGGCTATCGGCAAAAATGGAAATTGACCAACTCTCTGCAAAACGAAATAAATAATTGTGTCTATTGCACATATTGCTGCAATGAATCTCGTGAAAATACTTTTAAATTCTGTAAACGAAAATTCTTGAGTAAAATAAAATGAAAACAAGAAAATTAATGACACACGAAAATACGATCCTAAACTTTCCCTGTTTAACAAGCCCTTACTCAAGACAAAAATAACAAATCCATATGCAAATATGCCCCGAAGAAGTGCCATAGTCGTAATATTTCTTCTCATCGAAGTAGCAATCGACGGAAGCATCAAGCATATCCCAAAAGCCGCAACCCATTGTGAGCCAGAGAATAGAGTAATGTAAGTAGAGCCGCTCAGGATATACAGAACGATAAGAATTACAAGTCTTCTGATCGTTAGTTTTCTGTCCAAAATGTTATCCATCATTTCCCCAACAGTATTTCCTTCAAAGGTTTATCCGGAAGATTGAATTTGTCGCGTAAAAAAGAAGATATAAAGTACTTATAGCGCTGCTTTCTAGGAAATAGCAGAATATCACCTATCTTATTTTCATACTCTTTGTCAACTTCAACTTTATCCGGATGTTTCATCGGAAAGGTAATTGGATACGAAGGCATTGTGCAGAACCGTCTGGTCATCTCATTCATAGTTGTTGTTCCACCATGTTCAGAGATATCATCCACACCAATATTTCTAATCTGATTATTTGCAGGAGAAATACCATAGAGGTTATGATATTTTAGCGCAAAATCCATTTGATAGTCCCACGACCTTGACCGTCCGTTTTCTTTGATTCGTCTTCTTTCTGCAAGCCATCTGTACATATATTGGTAATAAAGCTGTGCATTAACAAAACGTCCTTTCATTTCCTTGAAATTTTTTCTATCATCACACAGTTTCAAATCCAAATCATAGTACTTCATGAATTTAGACGACCACGATGCCCAACCACAAGGAAGCAAATGCTGGGTAAACATATATGAATCTCCATTTCGAGAATTATATTTACCCAGATAATTAGTTCCACAAATCCACAGTATTTGTTCGTTATCACGATATTTATAGAGTAACTCCTCACAATATCTAAAGAAGGTCACCTCAGGCAGGTTATCATCCTCTAAAAAGATAGCCATTTCCTCACGCTGAAAAACCCATTGTGCGCCTTTGCCAATATT